GAAAGTACTTTCCGCAGGAGGGGAATTGTAACAATTCCTCGAATGGTATAGCGGGGCACCATGTTGTCTCACCTGCGGGTGAGGTGGCGGACGCGCTAGGGGGCCTGATCCCCCAAACTCCCCTGCGAATGCGAGGAGCGCCACGACAGCCGGACAACGGCGGCGCGAACCTCGGACCAGAGGGAGGACTGAAGCAAAAGGGCAATGGCATGGCGCCAAACCACGAGAACGGCCTTCCCCATATGGAAGGTCGTTTTGGTCGTTTCGCGGCCTCCTACGGGCTCAGGATTAGAGCCCCTCCACTCCCTCAGAAAGAGGATCAGACCATGCTTCTCTCCCGCAGCGATGACTTCACGATGCAAGCAAACACGGGGTTCAGGTTCCTGCCAAACCAGCAACTTCATGCCTTCTATGTGAGAGGCGAACGTGTCCATATCGTGATGGACGACGAAGAAACCGGAGCGCACGTTTCGATGGCGCTCGACCCGCAAGCTCAGGAACACCTTCTGCGCATCCTGCTCAAAGCCAAGAAACTTCGGGACGACGAGACGGCAAACGACCCCTTCGCGGTGCCGCTCTGATGGACATGACAAAGCACGTTGCCCTCATGTCCGTCGCACGGAAAACTGCTCTGTTCGCCATCGAAAACGGGTGGGACGAAGAGCGGATGATCGAAGCCCTCCGGTCGACGTTCCCGTCTCCTACCGCGAAGCTCGTGGCGAAGACGCGCGAGTATTATCGGTGGTTCCAAAGCTAGTAGCCCGAAACGTGATCCCCTTTGCAGGGGATCGCGTCGTGCGTTTATGACGTACCTGACGATGGGCAGACCGCCATCCTTGAGGTGTTACCTTGAACAAACAAGCTCGCCCAAACTGTTTCTATTGCGGCGCGCGCAAGCGCGTGATCGAAGTTGTGGCGCAACGTGGTACCGCACACATTCGCGCATGTATCGCGTGCGACGTCGACCTTTTGGCGCGCGAGGTGTCGGCCTATGCGTAGTCTCGACGGGTTCGACGAATGGCGCGCGGCGCACGACCGCACGAAGCCTCCGGTCGTGGTGACGAAGTGACCAAGACGTACCACGGCGCAGAACTGTATGCCGAATGGACGAAGCGAGGGGGCACGCTCGACGGGTGGAAAAAGCTTGTCGCCCCTGCGCTTATCGCATCCGGCGAAGGTCCGCTCTACTGCATGTCGGACGCAACGAAGGAACAACTCTTCGCGCGCGTCGAGTAAGCCCGAAACAGGATCACGTTCTCGCGAACGTGATCCTGTCGTCGCGTTATGCGCGGCCTGACGATGGGCAGTTATTCCGTTCCCTAGCGGCCCCAAAGGCCAACTTAATGAGGTGTTACCTTGAACGAACGCCCCTCCTGTGATCCGACCGCATCTGTGTACGCTGTGGAAATGACTTGGAGCGAGCTTCACTGCGTACATGCGGTCTTACTCGATCGGATCAACGTCCTAAACGACGAGATCGAACTTGCAAAGGCAAACAACCGTTCGCGCACGACGTTGCACCAAGCGAACGTCATCGAACGTCTCATGTTGGAACAAGTAAACGACCTCATATCCGCGCGGATCGACGAGCACATGGCGCGTGTGCGCCAACAGCTCTAGCCAAACCCTGCGGGTAGGCGAACGGGTACCGGAAACGGTGCCCCTTCGCTCTCCTGGAGTGTTTCGCACATTTCACGACGGACGACGTTTTTCGTCCCCTAGCGGCCCCAAAGAAAGGGCAACATGCAAGCTATACAAGTACGATTTTGCGGTCCTACGAACACGCAAGGTTCTCGGTATATCGCACGGTGCGAAGCCGCGCGTCTCGTTCATCCTGCAAGCTATGATCGAAACCCCTATGACAATGCGACGACGGCAGCATCGAAGCTTCTCGTCAAACTCGGTTGGACGACAAAATACTACGGCCAATGGGTCGGCGGACAACTGCCCAATGGCGATTGGGTTTTCGTCTCCGATAGTCCCCGATCGCCGCGCGCGGCGGCCTTGGACCTAAGCGAATGATTCCGGCAGACTCACCTCCCGCCATCGTCGTGCGTGACACGCGCGCAACTACGGCCGAAAAAGTGACCCTAGCGGCCCTCTCGGTCATCGACCTGGTGCAGACCGAAAAATGGTTGCACGAACCAAGCCCGACCGGAACATGGGCCGCTCCCCCGCGTGAAGAGAACCCATTGCTTGGGTCGCATCCGAGCTTCCTACGCATGGCGGCAACAGGGGTCGTCCTGGATGAAGCCATCTTGCACGTTCGTTCGCCCTTTCTGCGTCGTCTCTCGATCGGTGTCGAAGGGTCAAACGTCGTGCGTAACTTGTTCGTGATGAAAGTGAAAGTATGAAGAAATGGCACTACGCAGAACCCGGTGCGGGGTATACCGCGTGCGGGCGTTTCACGTATAACACCTTCTTAAAAACGACAGACGACGCGAGAGTCACCTGCGAGTCTTGCAAGAAAAAACGGAGCGAAGGGCCGTAAGCTCTGAAGAATTTCCTGCGATTCTAAAGCCCGAAACGCGCCACCTCGGCGCGTCGTGCGTTTATGACGCACCTGACGATGGGCAGTTACCCTATCCAAGAGGATCACGAATGGACGAAAACCCGAACGAAGACCTGTGCGACCACATCGTCTCAGGTGAGTATCCGGGGCCGTATACCTACTGTCAAAACCCCAAACGTGAACGCCCTGGCGGATGGGCTTGGCGTCACGTAAGGTCGAAGCTCGCCGTGAAATACTGCGACGAACACGGGTCGGGTTTCACGGACGATTATGTTGACGTTTACGAAGACTACGAAGGCGCGCAAATGGACGTCTCGACCTTTTACTTCTCCAACCAAGAAGGCTCCAAGTTTCGCGCGTACGTTGCATCGTATGAAGCTCAGGCGCACGAAGACCTCAATGCGATGCCCCTGGATAAGCTCGCAGAACACCTCGCAAATGGCGGACAGAAGCTCGCAGCGTCCTATCACGAGCACGAGTTTGACTCGCGCGAAGAATACGAAGAATGGATCGAAAACAGTATGGACTGTTCCTGCGAATCCTACGAAACGCTGTTCGACGCAGAGAAAGAATACGGCGAACGTCTCGCGTTCGTAAACGACTAAGCCCGAAACGCCATGCCGTGAGGCATTGCGTCGGCACGTTATGCGTGTCCTGACGATGGGCAGACTCTCCATCCAAGTAAGGAACAACATGGGAAGAATCGTTTCCAACCGGATTCAAGACAAGGGCCATAGCTATTCGAGCACGCGCGAAGCTCTCGACGCGAACGGCCTCGCTTGGACCGTGACCAAGCGCCCCCTCTTCGCTCGCATCCCGAATCCGGGCGACGAGGAACACGGCATTTTCAAACGTGCCGACAACCTGTACGGCATCGTCCGTGACGATAACAAGGCAACCCTGGGGGTCGCATCGTCGCGGTACCAGGTCGTGCAGACGGTTGAGGCGTTCGGACCCCTCGACGTTCTCGCGGCCGAAGGCCAGGTTCGCATCCTGGGCACCGGAGACTTCGAGGGTGGTGCGAAAGTCTGGATGCAGGCCGCCGTTCCCCCGGTTCGCATCGGCGGCGAACGGGTCGACTACTCCGTAATCGCCATGCTCGCGCATGACGGTAAGGGTTCCGTGAACTACTTTGACATGGCGGTGCGTTTCTTCTGCACGAACCAACTCCGTGCGATTCGTCGCGATGCCAAAGACGTCAAGATCACGATTCGCCACACGGCCTCGGCGACCGATCGCGTGAAGGAAGCTCACGAGATCATTCGGCGCGTTTACTTCAACCAACAGGTGTTCGTCAAAACGGCCGAAGAACTTCTCGCGCAAACCTTCACGCGCGCGGAGTTTGAAGCTCTCGCCCTGCGTCTTGTGACGCCTCCCGATCCGTCCGACCCGACGACCACGACCCGTTCGGTGAACATGTGGCGCGAACGGTTTGATGCGCTTATGCAAGACGCATACGGCGCACCGGACCTAAACGACATCCGGTTCACGAAATGGGGGGCCATTAACGCTGTCGCAGACTTCGAGCAGCATCACGTTCGCGTGAAGGGGTCGAACGAACAGCGTGCGGAAACCCTCCTGAAGCGGGCCTTCGACGATGGTCCGCTCGCGCAGCGGGCCTTCGCCCTCATCACGGATCACTAGAAACGCACAAGACCCCCCGGCACACTCGCCGGGGGGTCTTTTTCCTTTGGAGGTGTCTATCGACCCCAGACCCCGAAAACCGTCCCCTAGCGGCCCCAAACGACGGATAGGAGAGCGCCTGCGCGACCTCATCCTGGTGGCCCTCCTCTGGACCCTTGCGGGGGTCACGATTGCATCCTGTTATTGGATCGTCTCGGACCTCGTTACAAGTCCACCGCCCTGGGGGGAGGGGAGCAATCCGCCTTCAACCCCCTAGCGGCCCCGAAAGTACTTTCCGTAGTGGTACGGTAGTGGTACGGGTGGGGGGTCGCAGTACTCCGTACTGCGCCACCCATTCACCATACTCCTGCGTACCACCTAAAAATATTTTTCCGGCAGGGAAAAATTGTAACAATCACGAAGAGCCTGCCTCACTATTCCACCCATTCTAGGAGCACCTATGGTCGCAGAACCCGAGGCCGAAACGGCCGAAACCACCTTCATCTATGGAACCCCGGTCCCCGGCCTCGTCATGGTCGAGGATCAAGTTTATCGCCTGCCGCTCGAATCCATCTCGGTCGACGCCGACTTCAACGCCCGCGACTTCTCGACGCCCGAGAACAAAGACCACGTTGCGCGCCTCGCCAAGCTCATCGGCGAGACGGGTATCCAGAACCCCCTGCGCGTCCGCATCGAAGGCGATCGCGTGATCCTCGTCGATGGCGAGAGCCGTCTGCGTGCGGCCTACAAGGCCAAAGAAGCCGGATCGAAACTCGTCAAAGAAGTCCCGGTCCTCATCGACAACGATTCCGACGACGAGCGTAAGCGCGTCGAAGCCCTAGTCGTCAAGAACACGGGCAAGCCGCTTTCGATGCTGGAAACCCTTTCGGTCGTCAAGCGTCTGCTTTCCCTGGGCGCGACCAAAGCGCAGGTGCAAGAGTCTTTGCAATTCTCACGCACGCACCTCGCGAATCTCATGCTGCTCGATAAAGCGACGGAACAGACCTTCGAGTATCTCAAAGAAGGCGTGATTTCGCCGACGCTCGTTGTCGACATCCTACGTTTGCACAAAGAGCCCGAGATTGCAGAAGCCGCAATCACCAAGGCCGTCAAGCGTGCGGAACGCGAAGCCGAAAAGGCAAACGAAAGCGCACCGCCTTCCAAGAAGAAAGGCAAGAAAGCACGCCCCGGCGAGATCATTTACACGCACGGAAACTTCACGCATCTCATCCGTATCCTCCAAGACGTGTACGCAACGCTCACGCCCGCAAGCGAATATCGCAAACAGCGTGGGATGATCAAGAACGCGCTCGAATCGGTCGGCGCGGAAGTGACGCGCACCGAAGAACCGGAAGAAGAAGCCGCGTAAGCGGTGCCTGACCAAACCCAGGAAGAACTTGATCGACTGCTCTTACGTCTCTACGATAGACAGTCGATCGGGTTCTACACGCCATACAAACACCTCGAATCGCTCGCCCTTCGACGCCTTCGGGCCGAGAAGGTTGCGAGCGACCTCGGGCAACCAAAATGCGTGGAGCGGCTCATGTACTTGCTGCTCGCGCGCGAACGCGACCCAAAACTACTAAACGAAGGGGCAAAGCCTTGACTTGCACGCTCTGCCCACTACACAAGACCGCGCACACGGTCTGCATCGACGGCACGGGGTCTGATCGTCCCGCGCTGCTCTTTGTAGGCGCAGGCCCGGACATGGCTGACGATCGCTCGGGTGTCGCGTTCTCGGGTACGAACGGTCACCTCTTACGCGATATGCTCGAACCGCTCGTGTTTCCGTGGCGCGCGACGAATGCCGTACGGTGCGCGACTCCCTTCGGGCGTGAGCCGCACATTGACGAAACCGAAGCCTGCCGTACCTATCTCGCGGCTGAGATCGCGCTCACACGGCCCGAGGCCATCGTCGCACTCGGTAATGGCGCGCTCAAAACGCTCACGAACACCTCGGGCGTCGGCAAGAACCGAGGCAAGCTCATCGACATGCGCGTCTCGCTCCGCAAAGAAATCGAACGTGCGGCACCCGACTACACGATTCCGAAAGTACTTGCAGCGTGGGCACCCGCCTACGCAGCCAAAGACCTCTCGCGCGATCCCGAGCTTCGTGCCGACATCGCAAACGCCGTCCAACACATCCGCAAACTGCGTGGTGAGGACATGGGCGATACGGTGCCGTGGACCGAGGGAATACCATTTCACGACTTTGGACCAAAGCGCGTACTTGCATTCGACCTTGAAACGAACGCAGGCACGTATTGGAAACCCGACTCGACCGTCGTTCACATGATCGGGTACGGCACATCCGACAAAGCCTGGGTGTGGAAGCGCGACATTGAAACGGGAGCGGAATACTTACGCGAGTTTGAGGGATGGGGTGGAACGCTCGTCGGTCACAACGCTATCGGGTTCGACGCGCCGACACTCCGTATGAAGTTCAAGCCCCAAGGAAACTTAATCGACGTCGAAGATACGATGCTGCTCTCGTACGCGATCGACGAAGAAGCAGACTCTCACTCGCTCCAAGCCTGCGTGCAACGCAACCTCCAACTCCCGCCGTGGAAAGACGACGTGACGTGGAAGTGGCAGGACTACTCGCACGAACTGCATTGGGAGAAAGCCGCTCAGTATTGCGCGCGGGATGCGACGTACACGCATCGACTTTGGACGCGGCTCTGCGAGCGTGCGGACGATCGTGCGTGGCGTCTCTATCGCGCAATCCTCAAGCCGACCGCGATCACCTTCGAGCGCATGCACCGTCGCGGAATACCACTCGATCCGGTTGCACTCAAAGCCGCTCAAGATTCTCTCGACCTCGCGATCGAAGCGGCCCGCGACACCGTACTCAAGGCCGCAGAACCGTACGATTTTCCCAACTTTAACCCGAACAGTTACCCACAAGTGGGCAAGTTGCTTTTCGAGAAGCTCGGGTACACGCCCGAACGCCTCACCGATAGCGGCGCTCCATCCACAGACGCCGAGACGTTGCAAGCCTTACGTCTCAAGAAAGATCACCCGGTTCTCGAAGCGTTACTCACATATCGTGAGCACACAAAACTCAGAGGGTGGATAACCCCGGACGAAGGCGACATCGGCGCGGATGGTCGCACACATCCGTCCTACAGCATATCCGCAAAGAGCGACGGGACGCCAAGCCCTCGCTCCGGGCGCTCTGCGAGTTACGGGTTTTTCGCCCCGCAGCGAGTCCCAAGGCGCGCAGACATCCGCCGGATCGTCGGAGTTTCGATTGAGTCCGGGCGCGTGCTCATCATCGCCGACCTCTCGCAAATCGAGATGCGTACGATGGCGTTTCTCTCGCGTGAGCCCAACATGCTCGCGATCTACCGTGAAAGCAAATACGGCGGCGACATGCACAACTACGTTGCAGGCTCGATCGCGAAAAAGTTTCGTGGATCGGAGGAATGGACCGATGAAGACCGATCGCTTGCAAAGCCCGTTGGTTTTGGAAGTTTATACGGTGCTGAAGCATTCACACTTCGGGCTTACCTGCTCAACGTATACGGCATCCTCGTATCTATGTCCCAAGCTCAAACCTTGCGTGACGACGTGTTTTTTGCAGCACTCCCCGGACTGCCAAGCTACTATTCCAAGGTCATTGCTGATTGTAAGCGGGACGGGTTCGTCCTTAGTCCCCTTGGTCGACGTCGCAAACTCCCCAATATCCATTCTTACGACGCGGCTCTTCGGGAAGAAGCGGCTCGCCAAGCGATTAACTCCCCGAATCAAGCGATGGGTTCTGACATCCTGCTTTTTGGGATGAATCAAATTGAGCAAACGGTTCCACAGGTACAGGTGATCGCGAACATGCACGACGCCGTGATGCTCGAAGCGAGCGAATCCGACGTTAACGATACGCTCCTCGAACGTATCCGCGAATGCCTCGAAGACTACCCCGTGTGGGCCATGAAAAATTGGTTTAACGTCGACTTCGACGTGCCGATCAAGGCCGACATAAAAGTCAGTCGACGGTGGGAAAAATAGAGGAATTGTAACAATACCGTAGAAACCACCTCACTCGCCCCGCACGAAAGGATCACTCTGTTGATCGCTGAGTTAACACGTTCCGACCTGAGCCTTGTGGCTCGCTGCCCGCGTAAGTATTGGTACGCGAAGGTTCTGGGCCTCGAAGAAGGCCCGTCGTCTAAAGCAATGTCCGAAGGCACGATCATGCACCGTGGCCTCGAAGTCGCATACCGTACGGCGCAAGGCTTCGACCTCATCTCCGAAGACAACGGGGAGCAACCCCGCCGCACGCACGCCTTCATGCTCGACTGCCGCGAGGCCGGGATCACGGCCATGCTCGATATGATCGGTGAGGGCACGTACGTCTATCGCGGGAAAACGCAACAGTTAAACGCCGACACACGCGAGTTTGATAATCGCGAGCGACTCCTCGACGCTTTTTCGTACTACATGGAAAAGCGGTTTCTCGAATCGCTCGAAAACAAGCGCGTCGTCGCCGTCGAGAAAGACTTCGAGTATGAGATTGCGGTCGGCCCGACGCGCATGGTCGTCGCGGGAACGCTCGACCTCGTGCTTCAGGATCGCACGGACGGAATGCACGAAGTGTGGGATCATAAGTGCGTCGGCCAAGTAAAGCAGGCGCTTCGGTTCCTCGCACTCGACGTGCAAATGAACGTCTACGAAAACATGGCCTGCAAGGCGCTCGACGTGGAAGCCGTGGTGATGAAGTACAATCTCATTCGTCGCGATCGCCCGCCGGGATTCGGTACGCGCCCGCTCACAACCAAGAGCGGAGCCGTCTCCAAAGCGAGCGTCGATGTCGCCGACTACCTCTACACACATCCGTGGTCGCACAACCGTACCGAGCGCGCGTTCACGCAAGACGTGCTCGAACGCTACGCATCGACGATCTATTACTTGCAGACCGAAGGCGATCCGTCCGGCCCGAATCGCGTCCCGATCAAGAGCGGGGGCGAAGCCTGTACGACGTCGTGCATCTATAACTCGCGGTGCGCGGCAGAAATGTTGGGTTACGCTCAACCGACATGGAAGCCCGCGCCGATCGTGGAAACGCAAGATGATTAGTTGGCTGCTAAGTAAGATCGAGCGTTATCGGCCGCAAGCGTACATGGGTATTACGGACGTAGAGCTTGCCGTCTCGCTCCTCCGCACGAACAGGGTCCTGCGTTGACCTCTCGAACGTCCGCCCCGTGGCGTACGACTCGTCTCCGACGCGGTGCTTCGAGTGCGGCAAGCGGTTTGTGGAAACGCAATATGACCGTGGCGTCCCGCTTTGCTCGGGTTCGAGTTTCTTCTCGGAGGACGAGAACGGAAACGGCTACTGCAAAGACTGCACGGTTTCAAAGTACGGGACCAAGGAAAACTTCCAAGATCACTTAGAGGAACGCGCGTACGGTCTTGTCGGCCTGGCCGTACGCAAAGACGAGAAGGCCGACACTCGCCGCTCACGCTGAAGTCCATATCGTGACTTCAGAAAGTACTTTCACAATCTATGGAACCGCTCCAAACACTCTTGCTCGATACCGAGCAAGGCTCTATCACCGTCCGCGACCTCGTAAAAACCGAGTGGTCGACCGTTGACGGTAAGCGCACGTCGATCGAACGCAACCCGAAAGGGCACGTCACGATCGAGCACACGCCCGACCTCAAGACGCTAGAGGACGCCTATTGGCGGATCAAGCGCGGGCAATACGACCCGATGCCGCAGGTGGTCGTTATCGACACGCTCACCGCACTCGCGGGAATCCATCGCCACAACGTGATCTTCAAGCGCACGGGGATCACGCTCTCGGAAACCAACCGCATCGTCGACAAGATGATGCAACTCGGTAGCTCGCAAGCCGATTGGGGAACGGCTTCGGACAACCTCATTATGATCTTGCGGCAGTTTCGCGGTCTTCCGATCGTCACGATCTTCAACTGCCACGAACGGCTGCGCGAAGACGAGAGCAACAACAAAGAAAAGAGACTTGGCCCCGCGCTTAACGCGATGCTTCTCTCCGACGTGCTCGACTTCACCGACGCCGGGTTTCGTCTCTCAACGATCGACACGAAGACGTCGGTCGAAGGCAAGTTTTTCGAGAAGGGTACGCGCTTCTTGCGGATGATGCAGAGCGAGAACCACTACACGAAAATCCGGGTCGCACCCGGTCAACCTATTCCAGAGCTTCTGCCCGACCCTTCACTCTGGAAAGTCAAAGACGTGATGAAAGACTTCTTTCCCAATCGCTTCGTGATCTTCGGAACACGCGGTGCGGGAAAGACGCGCTTCGCCGCGACGTTCTCCGATCCCAAACTACTCCCCGCTACAAAGTAAAGGACCACAATGGCCTCCGACATCGAAGACCCCAACCTCGAAGACCCTGCATACGCGAAGACGTTGCCCGACCTCTTCGATTTTTCATCGAAGCGAGGTCGCGCACTCGCCCGTCACCGCATCTCAGAGATCGACTTGCAAATTGCATCGCTCTCCGAAACCAAAGCCGCCTTGCGTGCCGCGCTCGCGCAATCGAAAGGATAAAACATGGCCGAAACTTGGAGTGTTAAAAACGAAGTCTCCAACTGCCCGCCCGATGGGACGTACAAGCTCCGCATTGACGCGATCGAACCCTCGATCGCAAAAAGCTCGGGCGGCGATCAACTCGCTTTCAAGTGCGAGATCGTATCCGGCGACCTCGAAGGCAAGAAGTATACGTACTACCGTTCGCTCAAGCCGACCGGACTCGGGTTCCTCGCCAAAGACCTCGCAAACTCGCAAATCTTCGACCTCGATTCCGAAGAAGCAAACGCGATGCCGAGCGATCCCTCCGAACTTGCGCGGATGCTCGACAGCATGCTCGCGGGCAAGGTTTTCATGTTCGACTGCGTAGGCGAGGTCTACAACGGCACGAAGCGCCCGCGCTGGACGCTCGCAGGTCCGGTCGGCTCGATCTAATGCCACGTCGCGAGATCGGTAGTGCGGGGCTCAAGAACCAAGTGCTCAAGTACTGCCGATCTCGCGGGGGGTGGTGGCAAGCACGTCCCGCAAGCCCGTGGGGTCACTCGGGGTTTCCCGACATCCTCGGATGCTGGCACGGTATTTTCATCGGCTTAGAAGTAAAGATGCCCGGTAAAGATGCACGCCCGGATCAAGTGTTAACGCTCGCCGAGATCAACATAAAAGGGCACGGGTGTGTCTCAGTCATTACCTCAGTTATGGGCGCAAAGTTTTTTCTCGACGCGCTGGCAATGGAATACGATTTAAATGAGTGAGCCCGCACGAAAGCTTTCTGCTCTCGGCGAAGCCGCTTTACAGTATGCCGATCGCCATTGGTTTGTGTTCCCGCTCGTGCCCGGCGATAAGCAACCGCTCATCCGCGACTACTACACGCTTTCGTCGATCGACCCGGATCAAATCCGCGCGTGGTGGACGCAGAACCCGTTTGCGAACATCGGACTCGACTGCGGTAAGACGGGCGTCGTCGGCATCGACATCGACCCGCGTAACGGCGGCGACAAGTGGTTGCCGGGGCTCAAACTTCTTACCGGAGGCACGTCACGCTGGCAGACGTGGCGCTCGATCACCCACACCGGAGGCGAACACTATGTCTTTCACGATTCGGCGGACCCGGAGCTTGAAGTCAAAAGCGGCGCGGGTCGTTTCGGTGCTGAAGGAATCGACGCCAAGGGGCGAGGTGGTTATCTTGTGCTTCCGCCGTCCCGAACGGCTAAGGGAACTTATCGGGTTGCTGACGACATCCCACCTCTCCCAATCCCTAGAGCGTTGCTCTCTCGCCGAGGAGTACAACGCGACGATGCTGGCCGAACTCCACTCGAAGCCATGCTCCAAGACGGAGAGCGCATCGGAAAAGGAGCCCGGAACCAAGTCCTCCACGCCGTAACCTCCAAGCTCGTCGGGCTCGGGTTCGGGTACACCGAGACGCTCGCACTCATGCGCGAGTTTTACGCAAGCCGCGTCGAACAGTCGCCCGATTTTCTCGACGACGAACTTGTCGACATCGTACGCAAAGCCGCCAATCGCTACGCGGCCACGAGTCTCATCGTTACCGATGCAATCCGCAACGCAACCGCCGTTGAGATGACGGGCACCTGGAACGATCGGGACCAAGCTCTTGCCGTCAACGCTTCAACATTTCTCGCCGAATGTGAGGACGAAACCGTATGGATCACTCAAGGATTACTCCAAGCGACCTCGGTCAACATGATGATGGGACCGCCCAAGGCGGGGAAGTCAACCTTATCTCGCCGGATGGCTGTGGATGTTGCGTATGGTTTACCCTTCCTCGGGCGGTTCGAGACGAAGCAATCGCGCGTACTCTACTACTCCCTCCAAGAAAACAAGTCACACTTGAAGCGGTGGCTCTCCGAAGCATTAGCTTCTGTGCCACCCACGGTGCGAGCAAAGTACAATGACGTCCCCATCGACTTTGTATTCCGGCTTGGTAAGCGCGGTGCTAGTGCTATCGACGGACTTAGGGAGCGATGCGAGTCTGCCTCGTATGGGCTCGTCGTTATTGACATGCTCGGTCGATTCGCAGGACTGCGTTCCCTTGACGACTACGCAGAAGTTGAAGCTCTCTTGGACTATCTTAAAGACGTTGTGGACGCGACCGGGACTTGCGTCGTCTGGCTACATCATGAGCGAAAAGCGGGTGGGGCATTTGAGGGAGGCATTGGCTCACAGGCTATTCGCGGTGCGGTTTATTCGACGCTAAAAGTTTGGAAAGAAAAAGGCTCGTACTTCATCGCATCGGAGCAACGCGACGGCGAAGACCTCGAACCGACCTCGATCATCATGGATAAGAAAACGGGTGTGATGCGAACGGGTGGCGGACGCCTCGCCGTTGCTATGACCGAAGCATCTCAAGAAATCGCGCGTTACGCGCAAATAGAAAAGCTCCTCGAATCCGATCCGACGATGAGCGCGAATGCAATCTTCAACATCGTTGGCGGCGTTCGAGCGCACACACTCGGAATGGTCAAAAAAATCAAAACTCGCCCGAAGGAGTGACTGATGCTCACGAGCCCGATTACCCCCGATTTGTGGGACCACCAAGTCGAACACGTCGTCGAGCACGCGCTTAAACCCGAATGGGCGCAACTGTGGGAGCCCCGCATGGGAAAAACCCTCGCATCGCTGCGCGGAGCCGTCCGTTGGATCAACGAGGCCGACGTTACCCGCATCCTCATCGTCGCCCCGAAGACCGTCTGCGCCGACGTATGGTTCCCGGAAACCAAAAAGGAGCTTGGCGCAAAAGGCTTTCTGGATGGCGCAAAAGGGCTCGAAGTGGTCCCGCTGTATGTCGGGAGCCTAAAGGCCCGCACGGACCACGTACGGTGGCTTATCACGCGCCGCAAAGAACGTGAGACAATCGGCCTCGATCCGATCGTGGAAGTTGCCCTTATCAACTACGACGCACTCGACGGTCTTGCCGACGTACTCCTCAAGTGGGGCGTGCAGGCAATCATTTTCGATGAAGCCCACCGGGTAAAGTCCGCATCCGCCAATCGCTCGCGTGCGGCGTATCGTCTCGCGCGTCAAGCGAAGTTTCGACGTGCGCTCACGGGTACAGTCGCACCAAACGGCCTCATCGACATCTACGGGGTGTGGAAAGTACTTTCACCTTCGACGTTCGGCACGAACAAGTCCGCGTTCATCGAGCGGTACTGCATCGTCAATCCGTTCTATCCATCCAAAGTGGAAATGTACAAGAACACGGACGAGCTACAGCAAAAAGCCTTTGCAATCGCATCAGTCAAACTCCGCAAGGATTGTTTCGACATCCCACCCGAACGCGATGAAGTCGTCGAGATCGAGCTACCGAAGCACGTTCGGAAAATCTACGACAAAATCGTGAACGATCACGTCCTCGAACTAAAACGTGGCGACGAGACCGAAGAGATTCTTATGACGCACACGCTCTCGCGCCTCTTGCAACTGCGCCAAATCTGCATCGGGTACTCGCGTCACGAAGTCGACGGTGAGCGTCAGGTGACGTGGCTGCACAAAGAAAAGATCGACTACGTGAAAGCCTGGGCTGAAGACATCGTAGAAGGCGGCGGCAAGGTCGCAATCTTCCACAAGTTCCGGCCCGAAGGTGCGGCGATGGTTCAGGCGCTCAAAGCCTACCATCCGCAAATCCTCAACGGCGACATTAAAGGCGACGATCGACCGGGTATGATTGCGCGGTTCCGCCACGACCCGAACTACAACGTGATGATCGCACAAGAGACGGTCGCTTCACTCGGCATCTCGTTCCGCGAGGCCGACTACACGAGCTTCCTTTCCACGGGCGACAACCACGACGATCACAAACAGGCCCGTGATCGAACCTTCGCACCGCTCGAAGAAATGCCGGGCAAGAAGCTCGTGCATGGCTACCCGCGCATCGCAAACTCCGTCGAAGTCACGCTCTACCGGATGCTCAAGCGCAAGGCCAAGCTCGAAGAGTTGCTTATGACGGGCAAGCTCTCCGACTCGTTCCGTGCCGCTGCATACGGTGAATTATGACGAACAGCGATCGAGCAATTCGCGTGTTCTATTGGGGTCTTTTCCTTACGTGCATCGTCGTGAACGCACTCTTCGGGCGCTAGGGCGGGACTTCCATACTCTCGCGTTGGTAGCGCCGCTCAAACCGATACGCGGCTTTGCCCGGCTGCGCTTTAAGATACCCGCCTTGAATGTAGAGCATTGTCTTTAACCACATCGGGATGTCCGGCGCTTGATCGTCATACGGGTCCATGCCAGGAACGCCCGCTGCGTTGAACGGTGCTTTGATCGCATTCGTGATGCTTGGAGGACGCGGGTTTTTTCCCATAACTTCGTTGATCCCAAGAATCGTATTCGCCGGGATAGGACCAATCGTGTTTTGGTTTTCGTAATACTGCGGTGTAAACACGCCTGCCGTATCACTAATGGGTCCACCTTGTACAAGATCGTATCCCGGAGGAGCAACACCTTCTTTGTTCATTTCGTGCTGAATACGTTGAAGAAGCGGCACGACCGGGATTGTCTGCATACCTGCGGTGTGTGAAAGAACACCTTGGTGCTTTATGGCGTTGAATACGGCTTGCGGAGCGATCGAGACACGAAAGTTCGTAAAAAGTCCGCCCAAGGCTGAAAAGAACTTCACCGCATACGTCTTGTTCCGATAGTCGCCCATCGCGTTGAGGACTTCGTATCCTTTTTTCATTTCATCTTCGACCGTCTTCGATGGACCCATGACGTGATCGAGGTGCTCAAGGTACGACGCACGATAGCCCGCCTCGAACGATTCGAGTCCGTGCTGCATCACCTTGAGATAGTTCTTGTATCCACCGCCTGCAATCGACAGAGCTTTCCCAAGACCAGGAATCTGCTTGATAAGGTCCGGCAAGTGAATGAGCGTATCGGTCCCGTACGACTGCCCAACGCCGCCGTTTGCGTGGTTGCGGTCGATGAGCTTTTGCAAATGACCGTAGTCGATCTTTCCCGCAACACCGCTCCCAAGTTTGCTCGCGGCAACGAACGGCGCTTCGAGCGCGGGCTTTGCTAAAAGAGCGAAACCATACCCGAAACCGCGAGCGGCAGTCATCACACCGCCACGGACGGCTGCGATCACGCCGACGTTCCACACGCCGTGCGGAGCGAAGTTGAGTTTGATCCCCGAGGTGTAAAGCTTCTGCACGGCCTTCGCAACCGCGCTGTACGGTTTCGTTACGTACTTCTCGACGTTCGCGCGCGTCGTCTTTCCGACCGGGTTCTTGTCGATGAACGTCGCGGCTGCACGCATCGCGCCTTCGATTGGGCCGGGTGCATCGGCAACGGTTTTCCGCAAAAAATCTTCAACCGACGATGCCGTGGCCGGAACGCCGTGGATAAGCGTAGGGTTGTTACGAAGAATACCTCCCATCTTTTGTATCGTTTGCTCGCGAGCAACGGCTTCGCGTGAAAGCTCTAGTCGACGTTGTGCAAGCTCGACGGGCGTGATGTTGAGGCGCTTGGCTGCGGCGATCCGCTCAGGTCCCGAAAGATTCGTCGCAAATGCGGCAGGATCGGCAACGTAACTACGCGCTGCCTTCGACTGTCCCGTAATGTTCTTGGCGAAGTCGTACTGCGGAACGTGGTTTACGTCGTATTTGATATACCCAAGCGGCTGCGTAAACTTTTTGTTTGCAACTGTGGGAATATACCCGGCTTTAAGCGCCATACGTCGGGCAGCATTGTCACCGTACCGGAACATTTGCGCGAGATCGGTTTGTGCAAGTTCGCCCGTCGCACCGAGCTTTTTGATTGTTTGGTAGCCCGCTTCAATGAGGTCTTTGTGCTGCTTACCAAGTTCGTCTTTTGCGTAGTGCGCTGCGGACTCGGTTGCGATGTACATGCGCTTTCCGGCCTCGCCAAACCATTGGTCGAGTTCAAGGCGCTTGTCTTTGAAGAACGCATTGAAAATCTGCCCGATGCCGTTTCCGGTCGCACGCATAAAGTTGCTCGACGTCGTTCCAGCGTTTTTCAACGTCTTAAGCACCGGTAAAGCACCCGGCAAGTGACTGAGCGCGCCCATCGCTAATTTCGCTGCTTCGAGTGAAACGTGGTTTTGGGCAGCGATACGTGCAACCCGCATGGGAATCGACACGGCATCGGCAATAGGCACGTAGGTTATCGGATCGAGTGCAGTCTCGACAAAAATATCAAGACCCATCTTTGCAACCTTACCCCACGCCGAATGATCCATGCCGCTGATGTTGTAATGAAAATAATTCGCGTACTGCTGTTCGAGCGAGTCGACAATGCGATCGTTGTCTTCGGGGTGGTAGGCTGCGGAAAGTGCTTCTCGGATAGCAGGCCCGGCTGCAAGCGGGTTGTCGCCTTTCGGGTCGAGACGATTGTACGCTTCAAGAAACCCGACGCCAAAACGACTTGACGTGCCGATGACGTTCGCAAAGCCTTCTGCTGCGTTACCAACGTATCCAAGAGGCCCTGCGTAGCGGTCTTTGAGATCGCTTAAAACATCGTGTGCGAAGTCGAGTGTTCCGGCGTTCGCTTCTCCGATACCCTGTAATGCTGCGTTGTATTTTTCTTGTACGGGCTTGAGATCGGGCAACCCGAATCCAGCCTGTGTCGTCGCAGGCCCACGTTTGAGCAACGCTGCCATACCGCCCGAAGGAAGCGGCATCGGCTTCGTCGTCGCATCCGGTAACGGCACGACGTGACCTTGGCCGTTGCCGTCAACGAACTGCCCCCACCCGCCGCCCGCACCTTTGAGTCGCGACTCTTCCCAATCTTTGAGGCCATTCTGTTTATAGAGTTGAATCGCATACTTCGCGGCCGTAAGCGGGTCTTTCCAATTTCCCTTACCGTGCGCGCTCGGGAGAATCTGCCACAGACCTTCGGCACCGTGCGGGCTTACTTGATTTGGGTCGCCCATGCTTTCGGCGAGGGCAACAAAAGAAAGATCGTCGTACGCTTTGGGATCGAGCGACGGATCGGCTTGCTTGAGTAAACCTTTGAGTGACTCGAACGTGTAGCGCCCAATGGGTGTGCCGTCACTCGTCGTCGGCGGAAGCGCAACGACACGGCCACCACTAGGCACGCCACCGTTACCGTTTGGTTTCGGCTGCTGCGTGTTCGGGTCCGGGCTTGGATCGAGTGTCGGGAGCGGAACGACAGGCATTATTGATCAGACCAACCTTGCAGGTTGCCGTCCTTATCCGTGAAGACCCATACGTTACCGCGCTTTTCCCCGGTAAATGTCGCTCCGGGCATACCGGGAACTTCTTGCCCTTTGAAATGAACGGTGCGCGTCGTGTCGTTCGGGAGCTTGAACGTCTTGCCGGAACCTTTTCCGAGCTTATCAGAATATTGTTGCGCCACGGCCTCAGCGAGCGCACCTTGGTTTGCTTGAATGCCTTGAAGTTGCGTCGTGAGATCACTCTGCTCAGAAAGCAACGTCTGAATAAGCCCGACTTGTTCTTCGGTCGGACGAGGAATCTGCATGAGAACATCGAGTTCACTCTTGACGTTGTTAAGTGTCCCCTGTGCAGTTTTCGCCTGCGCGTTGAGTGCATTTACCGTAAGAGCGCCCATCGGCCCGTTGTGTTGCTTCACGTACTGCGCGGCTTTGTTCGCCGTTGCTTCGAGCGCGTCAATTTGCGCCTTAACGTGTTGCTGCTGAACGCCTAAAGCATCGAATCGCGTTTGCGCGTTCTGTTGGTCGACGGTGAGTTTTCCTTCGGCGACCTTATCTTGGGTTTGCATGTGGGTGATACGCGCGATCGTAAGCGACGGCAAATAATGCGTCATCATATTCTCGTACGCAGCCTTTGCCTTATCCGAAAGACCGATGTTCGCGTAACGTTGAATCTGAGCGCGCGCAAGCGGCCCGAGCGTTTCTGCTTGGAACGCTGGGTCTTGCAACTGCTTAACGGCTTCCGGCACCGAAATGACCGATTGTGCGCCCGGCGTCGTCATCAACCACGTTGCAACTTCGTCCGGTGTCGTTTTCCCGGAACCAAGTCCTTCCATGAGCTTCGCGTACACGCCGCTGATTTCATCACGCTGCTTGGGGTCTTCGATATATTGCGGAGCTTTGTACGCAGAGTCGCTCATGCCCGGCCACTGAATGCGTCGGACTTCCTCGGGAGCCGCAAGAAACGCCGCTTTGTCGGCCGGACTAAGATCGTTCATCCCGCCCGATCCCGGAACGGCGTCGAAGTTGATCTTGAACGACCCGTCCGGTTGCGCCTCAACAGGCGAAGGCAGCCCACGTTTTTGCGCCCATGCATTCAACTGCGCGGCAAGCATCGGGTTCGTGTCGCCGTTATTCATCGCTCGGCCGACCTTTGCGATGTACGCCGCTTGCGCGTCCATTTGCTGCAACTGCTGCTGCTGCATCGCGTTCTGCTCGGCCGCGAGTTGCATCTTCCCGGCCTGGACCTGCTGCTTCTGAAGCTCCTGTTGGAGCATCTCCGGTTCGACGTTCTCTAAGCCCGCGCCAATGCCGCCGCCGATGTCGGGACCAAGAGAGATTCCGGGGAGCGGCATGGGGCCTCCTGAAAGTACTTTCGTTATCGGGTAGTATAACCCAGAGAGACGATTTTCTTCAGGTCTTCCTTGCACCGCTCCTGGGCATCCGAACGATACATTTGATCGTGGACGATTTTATGAGTGTCGAGATACTCGTAAATCCCCTCGAATAGATCGACGTCGTTACCCGCCCCCGAAACCAAACCAACGAGGCCCTGGGGGTCGGCAAGCCAATACCCGCGCTGTTCGTCGAACGCAATTCCATACGCCAAAAACCGCTTACTCCACAGCCCGTCGATGTCTCGGACGGGGAGCCCGTAGGCGGAATCTTTGTGGTCAATCTCTATGCGCTCGGCCGGATAGGGTGTAGCCGTGACGCGGACGGAACCGTACATCCGCCCGCGATCGAAAAATGAATCGACCCCCCGACCATCCACGAGCGCAGTAAGAAAGCCGCCGAGATCGCGGATTCCTTTTTGATCTGTCGGTTGGGCGTCGTATCCCATTCGGGGCGTCCATTCGAGAAAATATGCTTCTCCGTCGTTATCGCATAGGAGAGCATTTATGTCGTAGATTCCCGGGGGGGCGTTGTTCTTGCGCCAAACTTCCGCCAACTTCTCGAAGTTAAGTGCGCGAGCGATCGGCGGTGCATCGTCACCATAGAACCACAGGATGTTAAACGAGCATCCGGTCGCGGGGCCTCTATCCTTATCCAAGAGCTTCTTGTGCTCGACTGTCCCCTCGTAGGGGCCGACGAACGTATTCCCATTGAACCAACGGGCAGTCGAGAGTGCAAAACCATCGAGTTGCTCCTGTAGAATCCCGGAGATGCGCGTACCAACGTGCGGCGTGATGTAGTTGCTCAAGTGGTCGACGAGCTTCTCGGGCTCACCTGAAGTTGTCGCGTTCGCCTTGATATACTGATCCGTTTTAAGGTAGTGCTTGCCTTTGAGTTTCGCGAGTTTCGTGATGGCGTCGGGAATCGTCGCGAAGTTCTCGTACTTCGGGAGCTTCATACCAACGGATCGCGCGATGTCAAATCCCCACTCTCGGTCTTCTTCAAGTCGATCGCAGAAAGCCCCCGAACCAATAACACGCTCGCCACGCTTACGTAGGCTCTCCGCAAACTCACCCCAATGCGACGAGTCAAAGAGATAGATGCCACCGCGTCCCCACAGTTGCCATTCGATCTTGTTTTTCGCCTTGGGGACGATACCGTCGCCGACGTGACGCTGCGGGCTTGCGAGCTTCGGGTCGATGTAATCGACGTACATAAGTACGTCGTGCCCCTCGTCGAGAAGACGCTTGGCCCACGACAAGCCCGCGCCTTCGGCCGAGTAGACCGCAAACTTCACTAATCGCCGCCGACCGTTGCACCGTACGGGTTGTAAAGACTTGCGCCGCCATCACCTAGAGACTGCGTTGGCATAAATCTTCCGAGATTGTTTCCGCCGCCAAGGCCAATGTTCATACCCCCGCTCCCGTTGAGGAACGACGCCATACCGCCCGTTGCAAGGCTTGCGATCCCGGAACCGATACCGGACGCGGCACCCGTCCAATCGTTCGTTGCGTTTGTGCTCGCGGTCGATCCGGCGCTCGCGTACTCTTGACCGATCTGCCCGAGCGGTTGGTTCTGTTGCTCGATCCCTTGCATGCCTTGCGTCGTGAGCGACTGTCCATACGATCCAAGTTGCCCGAGTGCGCTCGACCCGAGGCCGTAGCTTTGCAGCCCGAGGCCCGCGTACTGTTCGGCCGAGCCGAGAAGACCTTGAGCGCCTTGCGTGCGTACGGCTTGGTCTTGTGCGGCGAGGTTTCCACCAAGTTGTGCGCGACCTTGGATGTTCTGAAAGTTTGCGTCTTCCATGAGTCCGGCGGCATTCGGCCCGGTATAGTTCGCTTTGATATTCGCATCGTTCTGCGCGGCCGAGGTGTTGAAGTTCGAGTACGCATTTGCGATCACGGCAGGGCTCAGACCGTTTTGCATAAGGCCCTGGTAATAGTTACCCGCCGCTGCAGTTCCTTGTTGCCCGGTTCCGATCGCCGACTGTGCGGAATCGTAATACGCGCCGACCGTACCGGGTCCACCCGTGTTGCCTCCGGTCACGCCACCGGAGAGCGATCCGTACCCCGAGAGCGCACCCGTACCGAGCCACGCACCGTTTGCGAGTTCGCCTGAAATATACGGATCGAGTTGCGAGTTGTTGTTCTCGATCTCGTTATTGACTTGGTTGAGCCCGGCAGTATCTTGGGACGCAGCATTACCCTGCTGCACCGCGCCAAAAATATCTGCAATACCGCCGAGAAGTTGACCCATAGGGGTAGTCTACCTTATTTCATGGCGTCGAGAGAACCGACGTACCATACTTCGCTGTACGGCTGGAATCCCGCCGCTCGTCCACGGCGCTTGATCGCGTGCGATGTCGCGAGGACGTCCGCACCGATGAATGGGAAGGTTTTGTGCTTGGCAAGCTCCGCGTACATTTCCAGAAAAATCTGCATCGCACGTAACCCAAGGCGTGAGGGCTCGGCGAGGAGGTTCGTGATTTTGAGGTTTTTGTTTTTAAGTTGTTGCTCGCCCGCGACTGCACGGAGCTTTCCGCCACGCATAAGCCCGAACCACCGTTCGCCGACAGGTTCAACGTCTCCAAGATCATGGTGCTTTGCGTATTCCTTGAACCACACGAGGAGCACCGGGTCTTTGGGGTCGACAGTTACCAAATCAAAAGTCGAAGGCTTCATCGACAATGCTCTGAGGATCAAAGAAGTCTTCTGCTCGGAAATAGTCACTTGGGTCCCAAAACTCATTGAGAAGTCGCTCCCCATCTAGCTCCTCGCCGTCTGCGCCCATCTTACCGTATTCCGCACCCATAAACCCGAACGCACCGCCGACGTCACCTGCGTACTTGCCCGCGTCTCCGACGATCGCTTGGAGAATCTGCGCCGGATCGGGGTAGTACTGCTTCGCAACGTCGGGTACGGAAAGTACTTTCGTGCGCGCCATTAGTTCGACTGCACGTAAAGTTGGCCCGTAAGAATGAGCGTCACCGATTCGCCGCCCGCGTACGCTGCGGTTCCACCAAACGTGACGTGTCCGCGCGCTTGGAAGACGTTCCACGTCTGCCCCTTCGGTAAAACGGGACCTCGATACGCATTTCCGTTACTCGTCAGACCGTACCCGATCGCGTAAAAGTCCATAAGAAAAACTCCCGCTGCGATCGACGTACGTTCAACTTGAAGCGTCGTAAGAATACTTGTCGTATCCGAAAGAGAGTTTGAAAGCCCGCGTGTTGCGAGGCCCGAAGTCCCTGTGGGTTGTAATCCGGCAAGCGTGGTCGGAGCAATGTAACTCTGCGGGTAACTCGGGAGGTTAGAGAATCCCGCCGTAAACGGGATCGTCGTGTAACTATTGGCGGCGTAGGCCGGAATCGTGACCGTAAGCATGGCAACTTGAACGCCCGCGCATCGAATTGCAGGCGGGGTAAGGTTCGTGTTTCCGGTGTTCGGAGCGGCACCGACGTACGTCTGCGGCACGACCGTCTTCCCCGTTCCAATCGTGTGCGTTATCGGGTAGCGCATTGGGGTCGAGCGTTTACTTGACGGAGGAATCGGCACTAGCGATTGTCCCCTTGATCCATCTTCCGAATCATGTGTCCATAGAGTTTCACGTCTTCGATCGCGTAGAATTGCCCAAGCGTACCCGTAACGATGACTTCGACCTGCACGGTTTGGCCTTGGGCGTCGACGGGAAGCTCGATCACTTGATTGGGGTTTTTGAGCGATCCGTACTGCACGGTCGCTGGATACGTTGCTTGCCCAAGTGACCCCGGATTCGTGATGACGTTGACGGTAATGATAGTGCTCGGTGCAAGATTCGTCGCACACTCGATCGCCACAGATTCAAACTGCCAAAACGATGGCATTGGCGGTTTCCACACACGCGAGGTCCACGTCGAGACGATCGGCGTTTGTTGAAATCCGCCGGGCACGGGATTGTCTAAACCTTCGGATGCAAAGTGCGCGGCGATCGCTGGCGACCCTGCGATGAAGTTTTGGCTCGACACGCCATACACCGCGTTGAGCGCACCGATGCCCGTGCCCGATACGCCTGTAACGCTTGCGCGGAGTGATGGGTCTTCGAGTTGCGTTGCGTAGAGGCTCGCGACGATCGTGGAAGAGAACCACGCTTGCGTACGTGTATCGTACATCCAGGTAATCGCTTGCGTCGGAAACGAAAGCACGTACATGCCGTCGTAAAACGAAGCGCAGGTTGCTTGCAAATCGGTCTGCGTGAGCGTATCGAGAAACGCTTTAATGTCGCCCGAGATGTTCGTAAGATTCTGCCCGTCGAATTGCATAACTCCTTGGTTAGAAACCCACCGCAAAACGCCGAGCGCGGAGATAACCGACTGTTTTGCCATGCACCCAAGTTGCGACCCAAGCTCGACGGGCGTTTGCAAGTTATCGGGCGAGTCGCCGTACACGAGCCACGTACTGCGCGTTTTAAGTGCGACGATGACGCCGCCAACGCCACGCACCGCAACGCCAATGTCGCCGTAGACGTTCGGGTTGACTTGCACGACTTGCGTGACCGAGTTCCATCCCCACGGCTCGTTATAGTTCGAGTACCACAAATCGCTCGACCCGGCGGCTTGTGCAAGAACATTGCCGGAACCCGCACCCCCGCCAGCCGTATACGCCCAATACGGTGTGTACGCATCATGACCGAAACCCCACATCCGACCTTCGTAGTAGGTGATGTCGTAAAACGGTGCGGGTGTATCGCGGCGCTCAACAAGCGTTTGTCCCGTGACTTGGTTATCCGGCGTGTTATCAGTAAAACGTGCGGCCCCCGCTGCTGCGCCACCATATCCCGACGTATTCGGGACCGATCCGACATATAAAAATTGCCCAAGCGCATCGTCGATTCGATAAATGTTGATCTCGGTGACTTGCGGGTCGGGAGAGATCACAATGTCCATCAAGATTTGATTGTTTGTCGGGTTGAGCCCGCCCCATGCTTGAGGTCCAACCGATCCGGGTTGCGTGCAAAATCCCGCCCCCGATTCCTGCACGGCATTCGCGTACGTAAACGTGTAATAGACGTTTGTCGCGGTGATCGCACCCGTGCCGTTGAGGCGCACATTTGGACTTCCGCCCCCACTTAAAGAAGACACACAATAAGGAGCGATCTGCCAATACGTGACGTTGTTGTTAACGTCGATTTTGAAATCGTATCCAGCGACGTCATGCGGTGGGCAAAAGTATGCGTAAGCTCCCGCAAGAGCCCACGATCCACCGCCTGCTCCCGTTGGCGGATTTGCACTTCCCGTGTAGCCCGCGTACGCAGGCAACGAAAGCGTTGTGAATCCGCCCGTCGCGCACGGTGCATACGCGAGGTTTAAGTTGAACGGCGAGCCCGTCGTGTATGACGTAACGAGTTCGGTCGTCGCTTGTGTGGCCTGTTGCGCGAGCGGAAAAAGCGCGAGCGACTGCCCTGTCGCTCCGGTCGCAGGCGTGTACACGCTAAGGTACTGTCGGCCTTTCATCGGCGCAAACATCCCGAAGCGTCGGTTCGGCACAATGTTGCTTGCGCCAGCGCCTTTGCTTGGGTCGATCCCGGTCGGGTTCGAGGTGAGGTCGACACCGCCCCACGGAAAACACCGTAGAATCTCTACGGTCTGCTCATCGCGGGGTGTTATCTCAAGTCCCGGCATGGGCGCACCTTCGCGCTATCGGCCGTGTCGGCCTTGACCGCTCCCGACGCGCGGAGGTCCGTTAAAGCGCGTGCGTGCCGTCGTAAAGATAACGGAGCGCGGTTCGTGCGTGAGCAAGTTGCCCTTCCACGAAAGCAACTTCCCGATCGCACCGCCCGTCCCGCGTTCTTGCGGGAGACCGCCGTACATTTTGTCGGCTTCGGCCATCTTCACCGGATTCGATTCGGCCGAGGCCATGTAGTACATCGTCTTGTACACGATCGCATCGACGAAGGCATCCGGCAGGATCGACGTGTCGGAAAGGTTCACGAGCAACGGCGGCACCGGGATGTAATCGAGTTGGATCGAGTACGTCGAGACGGCCGGGATCGGCACGCAGCCAAGATTACCACCGCGCAGGTAATACTGCGGACGCTGGCCCGAATAACCGCCGTATGCGGGAGGCAAGATCGAAGCGATCTGCGGGTAGCCGTTGCCGCTCGACACCGGATACGACGCCGAGGGTTGGGTCTGCCATTGCGTCTGCTGTTGTGTCGTCGATTGATCGAAGTACCCGAGCGTATCACCTTCGAGTCGGTTGATCGACGTCGGCACCATCGGTTGTCCGGCCGACCCCGGCAAGAAAATCATGTACACGCGCAAGATCGAGATGAACTCGGGCAACTGATATTCTTGTTGCCCTGCAACGGTCGAGGTGTAGAGTGTCGCCTCGGGCCATTGCACGTCGATCATTACCTGCTGCTGCGCGCGGTTAATATCCGCTGTGAGCAGGGTGTTGGTCCACCGTCCGTTGACGTTGGGTTCCGATCGCCGCGCACGTACTTCCGTGAGGAGCGATTGAAGCGTCGGGAGCGCCAATTATGACTTCGCTTTCTTCTTGCGCGACGGCGCGCGCAGCCCGAAACGTCCTGCACCTTTCGCTTTGCTCGACGACGAACGACGTGCAACGGTCCCGCGCATTTTCATGTTCGCGGGTTCGCTCTTCTCCGATCCGCGCGCTTTTGCACGCGCGCCCTCGGCGAGCTTTCCGGTACGACGCGGCTTCACCGATCCGGCATCTTTATGCACGGACTTGCCTTCGAGCGGTTTGCTCGACGGACGGCCGCTCACGGGCTTCTTGGTCGGAGCCGTACGGATCACTTTTTCAGTCGGGACCTGGGTCTTCGTTTTGGTCGTGCCCGCGCCGCGCTTCGGGCTCTTGGCGATCGTCGCGTTATCGACTTTCTTTGCCGTCTTGAACTTGGCGTTTGCGGGCGTGCCCTTCTCGCTCGACTTCATGGCCGTCTTCGCGGTCGGAGCAGCCTTGACCGTACGCGGTGCCTTCACACTCGCCGCGTCCTTGTGGATTGCTTTGCCGGGCAGGGGCTTCGCAGCCTTGGCCGCACGGGTCGGAGCGGACTTCGCGGTACTCTTCGGGACCGACTTGGCCGCACTCGAAGACGCCTTCTTCGGCGTCACGTTCTTCATGGCCGATTTTGGGGCGCTGGCGGCTTTTTTCGGTGCGCCGCCCATAAGAGCACGAGTCTCACCTCCCCCGGCTTCTGCTCCACCCCGTTCGACTTGTGCTCCAACGACAGAGGGACCGCCCATCGGCGTGCGGCCACGCTGCACGATCTGAGAGCCTTCTTGCATGACCGTTCGGGCCGAGCCGACCATCCCGAGCTTCGTGAGCACTTGAGCGATCCGAGGAGCGACCTGCTGGATCGCCTGCCCGATGTCCCCGCCCATCGACCCGAGGGCCGCCGGGTTTCCCGCGATCTCCGCACCCGCGCCGAGCGCCTTACCGACCATGCCGGGAGCAAGCGACTGCGCCTGGTAGCGCGCGGCCTGCGTTGCGTCGTCGGTTGCGTACTTGTGCTGTGCGGCATCCGCGTCCGTGCGCTTTTGATAGATTTGCCCCGCCGTGCGAGCGGCCGACTGCGACCCTTGTGCAGCCTCGGCTTCGGCACGCTCACGCTGTTGGCGGTAAAAAGCGATGATCCGGGGATCGTTTGGGTTTTGAGCCATAACGCTATTTTACCTTAGACTTGCACGCCGAGCACAACGCTGTGCGTGTTTGCCGCGTTATTGGAGATCGTCGTCGTCGACCCGGTCGGTGGCACAATATTACCGATAATATTGCAATAATCCGAACCTGACGCCGCAAGGATGCCGACCGTCCAGAGGTTTGCGCCCGCATTGACGCTGTTGTGCGATACATCGCAGCGGGTACACGAGCCTTGTATGACGATGCCGTTGACTCCTGAGACGCTCGTCTGATTAAAAATGTCGTTTCCTTGGACGAGGTGAACTCCGTCGCCGTTGAGTAAAATGCCGTACTGAAAATTGCGAATTGAGTTTCGCTGTACGCTACAACTATAGCAGTTATTAAGCTCGATCCCGATGTTCGTTCCGGTTGCGGTCGTCAGTTGCAGCACCTGAAGATCGCGGATATTCACTCCGTAAGACCCGACAACATAAACGGCCGTCGTACCGCTCGCGCCGTCGGCACACGCCCAACCGCCATTCACTTCAACGATCGAGCCTGCTCCGAAGTTGAGAATGTAAAAACCGTAGATCGTGCAGAAATCCGAAATGCAGCGCGTTAGGTGAATGTCGACGTTGCCATATGCAACGCACGATGCTCCGTTAAGAGCGAATCCGTATTGCCAACCCCCACTCGCTTCGCAATCGTTGAAGAATAGGTCATTGATATGCGCGCCGGACGCAAAATAGCCATAACTCGACGTCGGTGTCGGACCTTGAGCGTTAAAATTGCACTCGGTGAAATTAACCGAGTTATTGTAATACGTGCCGTCGATATACGCACCGAACATGGCGCTCGGCGACCCGGCGATCGGCGATGAAAAGATACTATGCGCTTCAAATCCGTTCGTCCCGGAAATGCGAATCGTGATCGCGTGATAGGAGACGCGGATATTGCGCACCGAGCAGAGGTTGGCGTAGAGAACCGAGATGCCGTTTGCGCTCACGGCCGTCGCTGCGTTCGTAGACAGCGAGAGATCGCGGATCGTAACGTACGTGAGCGGCGTACCGGAAGTCCCCGTGACCTGAATGTTATCGACTGCGTTCGTGGCGGTGTTAAGGTACGTCACGCCCATACCCGCGCCTTGCAGCACGATATTCGAGCGCGTGATCGTTATTGTGGTGAGGTGGTAATACGTTTTTGCAAGAAATTGCACGCATGGCGAACCAATCGAGGCGCCTGCCGCGATCGCCGCGTTGATCGCAGCCGAATCGTCAGTTACTCCGTCGCCCTTCGCTCCAAACCACTCCGCGTAAATGACAGGCGTATGGCCGTCGATCGTAAACGTGCCCGTCGCAAGCGAAAGGCAATACTCGGGTCCTGCGATGAGCGGTGCCGTAAAGGCAAACGTCTTCGTCGATGCGATCTGAATAACTGCACCCGGCGCGAGCGTGAACGGCACCGTCGTCGTATACGAACTCGCGAAGTAATACGTTCCTGGTGGGAAGTAGAGCCCCACGTTGGTCGCAAGCGCAGCACTTGCAGCCGTAAGCGCCGCCGTGTTGTCGGTCGAGCCGTTGCCGCTCGCGCCCCACCATTGCGGGTAAATGAACGGTGTTGCGCCCGTGATCGTAACCGTACCACCGCTCGTGGTCGAGAAGATTTGCGTCGGCTGCGCGTCGATCGGCGCGGCAAACGAAAGCACCGCACCCGTCTGCGGGAGAAGCTCGGCACCGTCTGCGAACACGACCGGAACCGTGAACGCAACGCTCGATTTGAAAACGTACGATCCGGCCGGGAAGAAAAGAGCCTGTCCTGCGGCAGCAGCGATTGTTTGGGCTGCGATAACGACCGCAGAGTTGTCCGTTACGCCGTCGCCGACCGCACCCGAGGTCGTGACCGAGTACCCCGGATAATAGATTGTCGAGCCCGTGCCGAAGGGAAAAATCGCGCTCGTCGGCACGTTACACTACTCCTGCGAAAGTACTTTCCGCATCACTTAACGGCATAGCCATAAACCAAGCACGTCCCGGTTGCCGTCGCCTGCGTCACGACGACTTGCACGGCTACGAGTTGACGATCGTAGGTGAGCGTTTGGTTGACCGCCGTGAGCGGGTTGACAACCGTACCCGTGCCGGACTGAATCGCTTCGGCCGGAAGTTGAAACCAATTTGCGCCCGTAGGCGTCGGCCCGTACCCGATCCATCCCGACGTCCCGATGTCGGTCGTGCCGTAAATCACCGCGCTCATGCCCGTGAAAGTTCCGCCGAGTTGGAACACCCACTTGGTCATGCGCTTTGCTTCGAGCATCTTCGGCCCGGACGTATACGGTGAGATGGTCGTTCCCGCAACGATCGTCGCAAGGACGATCGGTGCGGTATTACCTACCGATTCCGATGATACGGGCACGAGTTAGGCGATGTCCGAAGTCCACGACCATCCGCCTGCCGACTGCGAAGCCGGACGGTAGGGGATCGGGTCGACCGGGACCACGGCAAAAGCAAACCACAAGTTGCCGTTGACCGTCGCGCCCGAAGCGTAGCGCAGCGAGAGTGCCGTGCCTTGACCAAAGATCGCATCCGGCTCGGAGGTTGCGAACGTCTGCGAGACACCGACAGCGAGCGTGACCGTCTTGTCCTGCGGTCCCGTGAAGTTCGGAAACGTACCCGCTTGGAAAAGACCCGCGCCCGCTGCCTGCGTGGTCGTCGGTGGTGCCGTACGATCCGAACTGTCAGCGACGAGAACCGCCGAACCGACTTCCGCGCCCGTTCCAACGATGAAGTTGAAGGCCGTGATGCCGGGAGACGCCGTATCCGCAAAAATCGTCACGAGCGGAATCTTGCACGCGAAAGGCAAGAGGAAATACGCGCGGTTGGTCGCGTTCGTAGACGATGCCACGATCGCGAACGGCCCCAACTGCTCGATATTCATTCCCGAAAACACGACGGCTTTCGGGCGGTGGCTCTTTGTAGAGATGCGGTTAGGCACGGATCACGCTCCCTGCGAGCCTACGATACCCCGGCCATCGCCTGCGCCGAAGACGTAGCGATCGAGCGTTGAGTGATAGAGCGTACGCGCGTCGTTGTCGTACCACACTTCTTGCGAATGGCGGACTTTCATCGACACGAAGCACGGGTGCGCGTCCGAGCCAAGCTCGCCCTTGCCTGCGGAGACGAACCACGGGAAGGGACCCGCGCCGATGTTCGGCTGCAAGTAACGAACGACCATCGGTTCGCACTTACCGAACTGCACGTTGATCCGGTTCTCGTCCGAATTGGGGTAGAACTTCGACCCCGTGATCTCTTCGGCGACCTGCCACAGCCCGGTCGGCACCACGAGGTACTTACCCGTGCGGTAGGTCGCAAGGCCACGATCGTCCGGCAGCGTCGAGAGCAGGATGTCGGCCTGCGTTTTCGTCTCGACGGTGAGGGCGACGGCACCAAGATAGTTTGAGTACGTTCCACCCTGTGGCCCCGCAAGCGTATGCGCTGAGGAGCAGAGTGACTGCCCGTCCCAAATCGGGACCGAGGCGTTGAACGCTTGGTTGAGCGTGTTCCAGACGTTAAGCTCCACGCCTTGGTCCGCTGCGAAGCGGAGCAGTCTCGGGAACTTGCCGTTGATATTTTGCGGGTCTTCCATCCGGCCTTCGTACGTGATGCCGTACTTGAGCCCGAAGGTCGAGTAAGGGAACATAACCGCCGTGCCTTCACCACCCTGGTCGAGTGGCGTAAGCGCGCCTTCGGTCTTTAACTGCGGTGCGCCGAATCCGAAGATCGGGAGCATTTGGAAGTACGACCGAGCTTTTTCACCTTCCCAATCGTTGAACCACAGCGACCAAAACTCGGGCGCTTCGGGGTTCGACTTGTCGAAGATGCGGGTGACGACCTTGGTCTGCGACTGAACGAAGGTATTCGTCTGCATGATGCCCGAGGCCGAGCCTGCGAACAACTGAAGGTCGAAGACGAAGGTCGACGTGGTTTCGACCGTGACGTCGAGGGCGATGTCGTGCTGTTCGATCGTATTCTCCATGTTAGACCACCGCCGAGTTCATAAAGCAGATCACGCGCGCGCCAAGGTCGCCGACCGTACCTTTACCGAGAACGGTGCCGGACGGAAGCAGGATGTTTGGACCGACCGCTTTCGCGAAGATCGTCATGGGTTTGTTTGCCTGTGACGGATCGAAGACGAACAAGTTGGTCGTCGAGTCGAGTAAGAACCCGCCCGTCGTTCCGTAGTTCGCTTGATACGTTCCGCCCGATTGCCAACCCGTGACGTTCGAGAGACTGATCTCGAAGAGTTGGTTGTCGAGAAGCGGGTATACCGCCACGTCGATTGAGTCTTCAGGGATGAGCGGCCCGCCCGCAAAGGCTTGGGTCGTTCCAAAGACGCCCTGCACGTTGACGGCAGAGTTACCGCCGTACGGACCCCAAATCTGTTGCTCACCCATGTTCGCGATCCCGAACACGCTGGCGTTCGTTCCGGTCGCCGCTCGGGTGAGAACACCTGCGGCGATCGTCACGAAGTCACCGGGAAGGATGACCGCCGTACCCGTATGACCCGTACCTGCCGGGGCTTTCCGGGGGCCAGGGGGCGAATTATACGCCTCGATCTGGACCTGTGGGGGCGCGTACGCAATCGTTGCCAAACCGAAATCTCCTGAAGACTAGGTGTTAGGTTCGAGAAACCCGGTTATGGGTAACTTCCGCCGTCGCACCGATTGCGCCCGCACCGGGGTCGCTGTTTTCAATACCACTATAGAAGCGGTCGATGTTCCCCGCAACTGCCTGAACGCCCGCGCGCTCTTTTTCGCGGAAATAGTGCTCCCAATTCTCGGGGCTCACCGCAACGAGTGCGACGTCATAGACCTGACAGAGCTTCTCGCCCGAGGGGGTCGTGTGCGTCGAAAAGGGCAACCCACAGTCACGACGGATCGCATCTTTCGGGACCGGGATGTAAATGTCTTGACCGATCCGGGAGTGTGCGATACCCGCCTGACGGTGTTTCTTGAAGTCATCCGAAACTTGAATCCAGGCGTACTCGAAGCCCGGATGATCCGCGCACCATTCTTCGGTGAGAAACTCGTGCGCGTTATCTCCCGTGATCGCAAGCTCCGAATTGTGGTCGGCGGTGCGGAACCGGGACGAGAGATACGGGTCGGCGTCGGCGATCCGTCCACCCGGCATGACGACTTTCTTACCGGGCGTGCGAAGGTCTTGCTTGTACTGACGCATCACGCTCTGTGCGGCGTCTGCTGCCATCTCGGCAACGGTCGTTGCTGTGCGCTTGGCTGCCATCTACTTACGCCCCCCGCAACTGACGTTGCTCTTCGCGATGCTCTTTAATCATTTCTTTAATGTCGTTCGCGTCAAGACCGCCTGCCTTTGCTCGTGCGATCATGTCGCGTTCGAGCGGCGAGTAGCGCGTGCCACTGTTCCCGCCGAGGTTTCCACCGCCTGAAGCGCCGCCGCCTTTACGACCTCCGCCCATTTGCGGAGGTGCTGCACCACGACGGGTTTCGGCGTTTTTCTTCCCGGCCGCACGGTTCTCGCGCAACCCCTTGGCGTACGCTTGATCCCACGCGGCCTGCAAGATGCTCTGCACCTGCGCCGCCGGGTTTTGAGCGATCTGCGCCTTGACGTTGATCGGGGTTTCGTCGACCTGTTTACGGAAGGCTTTGACAGCGATTGCGTACTCTTCGGGGTCGGTGTCTTTCATGTCGCGCATGAACCGATCCGCGAGCGTATCGACAACGGAGGCTCCCGGTGCGACCGAACGCGAGGCTTCGATCGCATCGCGCTCTTTGTCGTACTCCGAAAGTACTTTCCGAACCGCCCCTTTAGGGTCGTTGATAAACTCCTGGTCGAAGTTGTCATCGACAATCTCGTTGATCGAACGGCGCTTAACCGGAGCAGGCGCTGCGGAGCGGTCAACAGCCGGAACCGGACGAAGGCGCGTCTCTTCTTCGCGCTCGCGACGATCCCGCGCGAGTTGCTCTTCAAGGGCGTCCGCACGAGCTTTGGCTTTTGCGGCCTCGACCTTGTAGTCAGGCTCGTCGTCTTCTTTCTTTTCCTTCGGAGACGGGTCTTCGAGATCAAACTCGGAGAGGTCGATGTCTTCGTCCTCTTCTTCGGTTTCGTCCTCGGGATCGTCGTCACCCAAGTCATCGTCGCCTTCGGCGAACAACTGAAGGTCCATGTAGAAAGGCCGAAACTCGTCGACCACCGTCTCGTCGTCTTTACTCACCGTCAAAATCTCCTGTCAAAAGAACTTTTAGGTATTGAGGAATAGGAAAACTCGATCGCTTGTAGATTTCCTCGATCGGCTTGTACATCGCACGGAGGGCGGCTTGACGCGCAGCATGCTCCCCGTCTGGAACCGTGCAAAGATTTTTGTGGATGATCTTCGCGTTTTCGATAACGCCCTGAATGTACAACTCCCACGCTTCGGATGAAAGCAGGTCGTTAACGATCTCTTTCTTCGAGTCCGAGCCTTCTTTATCGACAATCGCACGTTTCGGGCGACCCATCGCTTTCCAATTCGGAATCCCGGCCGTACGAGTACGGACCTCTTCGGCTTGGTCGATAACGGACATGCTATGCCGCTCCTAACTGCGGACCACCCATTTGCGGGGGATGCTGCGCCCCTTGCGGCGGCGCGCTTCCACCTCCCTGCTTGGGTGGCGGATTCTTCGAGTGCGATGCGATTTGAAGTTGAAACTCGCGCTCTTCCTTTTGCTGCGCGGCCTGCTCCATTTGCTTTTGTTTGTTCGCAGCGTCTTCTTGCGTGCCGATGATCTTCGGGATGTCTTCGCGGCCAAGACCTTCGAGCACCATCTTGACGACGTACCACCACTTGGAAAGATCGCCCGAAACAAGCGGGTCCTGGCGAAGAAGCGAATAGGCCGTCATCGTCTTCTGGAACTGCGCGTCTTGGTCGAGCCCGCCTGCAAGCCCCGTGACGTCGAGTTCGTACCCGTTCCCACCGTCTGCCCCGAGCACGTCGAAGTCGGGCTTGAGGTTCTGCCCCTGTTGCATAACGGCACCCGCCGTCTCGGTGTCTTCGTCATCGTCGTTATAACCATACTGCAACGTCAGGAAGTGCGTCTGATCGAGCACTTTCTTCATCGCCCATCGTACGTTCATCGCCATGAGGTCGATGATGACGTTTTGGGACATCTGCCACGCCGAGGCTTGCTTGGCAGAAATCTTCTGTCCGCCTTGTGTGGCCTGTCCCGGTGTTGCAACGCCGCAGAGTTGCGCGGCTTTAGCTTCGAGCAACTGTTGTTCCTCGAAGCTCACGACCGGAACTTGATAGCCCTGCATGAGCAACCCGACGTCTTCTTTATCGTCGACTTCGTAATCGACGTTGGGACCCCAGCCCTGCTGTTGCGTTTCGATCTTTACGTTGCGTTTGTGATAACGCGGCGCTTGCAGGAGCAAGTCGATGAGATCGAGGCGTTGGTTATCCATTGCCGAGGCTTCTTCGTCGTACGTGCGCGTAAGCTCGGGGATGCCGCGACCGTACGCACGTCCAGGACGCGGCAAGCCCGCCCACACTTCGATGTAGGGCGATTGCCCGTGCCAATACTGATACGGGCCAATACCGCAGAGAATCTTTGAGGCGTCGTGGATGTACGCGACGTTCCGCTCGTAGTTGCCGTCGCCATCGAGATCGTACTCAGTCGTGATGTAGCGCCAAAACATGAATGGCCCGCGTTGCTTGAGCCCGGTTCCGACGTCGGTCGCCGTATCCGTAATCGAGATCATGCCATTCATCTCGTACGTCGATCGCCGCCATAGTTGCGTCTGCTCGTTGTACCCCGGCGGGCCGTAGTCGAGCACCTCTTGCACGGCGTCCTTGTACATATCGCCCGAGGCAACCATGTCCCAAAGCTCTTGCTCGTAGAACCAACACCGCTGCGCGGTCGCCGCTGCATCCTCAGCACTCTTTGCCGTCACCGGGATGAGAACAAGGTCCGCAAGCTCAACGGCTTCCGGCTTTACACCGTTGTACTCGACGATCTTCGCTTTACGTTTCGTCGTTTTGTACTTCTGTTTGCCCTTCGCGTCGGTCGCGGGTGTACCGTCCGGGTTGTTGACCGCGATCTTCTCGACCATCGTGCGGTAGGCAATTTGCTTGACCCACGGCACGTACACGTATGAAGTGCCGTCGAGCAGCGAGAGATGAATCGCGTCATCGTGCGCTTGGTGAAAGGGCTTCGTGTAGAAGAGCGCGTTGTAGTAGCGCGCAACCTGCTCTTGGTTTCCCGCCGCAATATCACTTTTACCCGAAACGACGTAGGGTGTCTTCACCATCACCGCTGCCATGAGGCGCGAGCGCACGTCGTTGAGCGTCTTCGCCGTCACGCCCGCTGAGACGGAGGCGGCATTCGGCCACGGATCGTCGCGTTCCATCGTGACCATTTCCGCGAGGTCCCGCCAATACTCGATCGCGTCGTCAAGACCCTCGCGGGCACCGAGGCCCATTTGAATCGACTGATAGATTGAAAGACCGAGTTCGTCAGCGAGCGCGGGGTCTAAGGGAACGGAATGAAACGCAATGTCCTGGTCAGGCGATTGCGTTTTCGAGTTCTCGTCAGCCATGCGCGGCCTTTCGGGCTAGGCCCGCGACTTTACTTCCGCTTCCGAACGGGTTGTTTGGCTTTGGAAATCGTCGCCTTTTTGCCGATACGTTTCGGGACCGATCCGCTCTTCTTCGCACCGCCGCGCATTTGCTTCGCCTCAAGCTCGGCCTGAGCTTTCGGCATCCGCTTCTTCATCGACCCGGTGCGCGCAACACGCGACATGCCCTTGTCGTCGTTCATCATGCGCCCGCCACCGTCGAACGCCTTAATCCCGGCCGCGCTCTTTTTGTCGGGGTCCATGTACTTCTCGGATTTGAACGGCTTGATTCCACCGGAATCTTTCTTCCCGCGAGCGGCCATCTTTTTGCGTTTGCCTCCTGAAAGTACTTTCGTCTGCGCCTGGGCAAACGTATTGGTCTGCACCTAGAACTTTTTGATCGGTTTGTGGACGCCGCCGTGCATCTCACCCGCGTCGTGAGACGTTAGACCCGCGTGAACGAGGGGACCGCTCGGTCCTTTCGCCTTACCGGACTTGAAGGGCTGTTGCGGCGGGGCGGAGACGCCGCGTTTTGCCTTTTTCATTAAATCTTACCCCCACCTTGACGCATCCGGGCGGCGAGGTCCTTGGCGGGTCCGGTCGAGGCTTGAGCGGGCTGCTTCATCAGCACGTTGAGCCCACGGTTACCCTCTTCCATGTTGAGGTTCGTGCCCGCACCCTGCATCATTCGCTTCTGAAGCGGTTCCGCACGGGTGTTGCCTTGGGTTTGGCCTTTTCCGGCTTTACGATTGGTGCTGCTCATGGGCCTGAGTGTACCTAAGAAACCGACCGGAGCGCAACACGGCGGTTCGGGCTCGACGGCCCGGCTGCTGCCTGCCAGCGTGGCCGAGGTGGGGTATTGCGTTCGGCGTGAGCCGCGAACTCGTAGTCGTAGGTGTCGATTCCGTCGTATTCGTCCGCCGGGCGCACGATGTTGTAGTGCTGCGCGAGCGAGTCCATGACGTCGTAGTGGTCGACCTGCGGGTACTCTTCCATTTGGTTGAGGAGGTCGACGGCTTTGTTTGAGATATGAAGCATGTCGTCGCGAAAAAGCGGTTCGAGCGTCGTGTCGATGCGCGTAAGTTTATTCATCGTGGACGGGGGCCGCGCTTCCACGATGTACGGCATGTAGAGTTGGTACTGCGAGAGATAGTTCCGTAGAAGCGTGATCCACACGCCCGACTGCCCGACGACTTCTACGGAAACCGTGTGAGGTCGGTAGTACATGATGTACGCGGCCACTTTTTCCACGACGGCATTCGGAGTGTCTTTGATCGCCACACCCTCCAATACAAACCATTGCTTCTGGGGAGAGCATCCAACGACGGTAAGGCCGTGATAGTCACTCTCAGTCGTAGGCTTGTGGCCCGCCGTATCCCAAGCAAGAGTCGTAAGAACGGGGATCGAGTCTTCACCGATTTCAAGGATCGAATTAGCCGAATGGAGATCATGGAAAAACTCTCCGTCGAACGTGTACTCTTCGATCGAAGGGAAAAGGTTTTGTGAATCTTCGATCGTCTCGTTGAAATACTGCGAGCGATAGAGGTACTCGGTCATACCCGGCTGACGACGCGCATCTTCGAGATACTTGTTTGTGAGACGCGAGGGAAAGTATAAGTTGCCGTTGACGTCGCGCGCTCCGCGAATGAGCTTCTTGTACCGACGTGCTTTCTCAGGATATGGGTCGCCATTCTGCGCTGCGGCCTTGACCATATCGTTGTCTTCTTTAATGATCTTGCCGTACGCATCGTGATGCGACCACCGCGTGCCGATGATGAGCATAGCGCCGCCCGGCTGAAGCATCGGCGTCATCTCGCCAATGTGCTCGTACACTTTGCTTCGGACTTTCGGGGTCTGGACGTTTTCGCGATTGTGAACGTCGTCGCAAATAATAACGTGCGGATGCGATCCCGTCTTCGGCATATCGACGCCGCAGGTGTCGATCGTCGGGTCAATCGAGATCATGTCGTTGCCCGAAGCGTTACGCCCCGCGATATTGATTGCGGATTCGTTCCACGTATCTTCACGGAACGCCGGGCGCCAATCACCAAAGAGCGCGCGGAATCGCTTGTTCGTCTCGATGTGCTTTTTGATCGCCTGCAAACGCTTTTTCGAGACGTCGTGACGATACGAGTCGATGAGAAACGTGAGGTTCGGGTTCTTCACGAGCAAATACAGGATCAAGCATACGACGCCGACCGTCGACTTGAAGCAGTCGCGCGGGACGAGCATCATACCGTACGTGCGCCCGTCATCATCGAACTGTGGGTTTTGCACGAGCGAGATAAGAAACTCGCACATTTCGTCGTGCGGCTCGGGCGCGAGGTCCTTGTACCCGAGCACGTCAACCGAAAAAACGTAAAGCTCCTCGGCCGATGGCGGGTTCGTACGGTACGCATTCGCTTCGAGATCGAGCGCCGCACGATCGCGGTTGAACGCTTCGCGATCAGCTTTCGCTTTTGCGTCACGATGCGTGTCTTCGACGCGCTTGGAGTCACGCGAGATTTTCGCATATCGACCGGATGCAGAAAGACGCTCTGCTTCCGCAAGAGCGTCCTTACGCATCTTCGCCGCGCGAGGATCGGGCAACTTAACTCGTCGTCGTTGGCGGCGTGGTTGCCGGAGGCGTGGTTGCCGCAGGCGGCGTGAGCGAGGCGAGAAGCGTACCGCCCGCTGCCGTGTCCGCCTTAATCTTCGCATCGAGCGCCGTAAGAGCGGCGATTGCGGGCTGCAAGTTGGGCGACCCGGCGGCGACTTCTTGCTGCAAGGTCTGGATCGCGGTCTGGAAGCTCTGCCCGAGGGCTTCTTCCGCCGCTTCGTCCGTATCGAGCGTTGCGACGGCTGCGTTGAGTGCGTCGATGTCTGCCATTTCTTGTAATTGACCTTTCAAGAGCGAGCGAATGTCCTCGCGGAACTGCCGCGAGAACACATAGAAGATCAAGAGTTACGCGGTGATCGGGGCGATTGTGACGTTAATGTCGCCCGATTGGAACGTGCCCGTCTGTCCGGCCACAATTTTTTCGACGGCGAGGAACGCGGCGGCAACGGTGAGATGAACGGGAGGACCGCTCACCAAGTTAACGGAGACTTCGTACTTCCCCGCGATTTTGAAGCTGACTTGTCCGGTTGAAAGTGCGGCAAGAACCGCCGAAAAAATCGAAAACCAATTCATGTCGTTGGCGGGCCTTTCTTCGGCTCAACGAGCGGCGTCGTACCGATGGGAATGTTCGCCGACACCATGCCTGCGGGCGGGGTCGGGTTGAGGAGGCGGTTCCGTATGAGAGTCGCGACTCCTACCACAATACTCACAACCGTTAGGATCGTCTGTTGGTTGGCATCGGAGATATGGAGTGCTAAAAGTGCTTTCGCCGTGATAAGACCGCCGCCCGCGATAATGTACAGGCAAATGGTAATAACGTCGCTCCGTGTGATCTTCAAAAAGCCCCCGTTGTCAATAGCGAGTTGTAGTAGGCAAGCACCCCGTGCCCGTACTCGTCCGTGGTCTCGGCGTCGACATCGCCGCTCGCATGGTATTTGCGCGCGGCTGTGAGGCCCTCATTGTACGTGGCCGCAACGAGGAGAACAAGCGTGTCGCCCGTGTACTGTTCGAGGCCGTGCCAATAGTTAAGCGCGGGCGTGATGAAGTTCGACCATGCGTAGGCGACATTCGTAAGCGCGTCGTCCCACCCGACCGGAGGCCACGAGCTTGTCAGTTGCATGAGGCCATGACCGTTGTCGAAAGCGATGTACGTTAACGCCTGCGCCCACGGCATGACCGAAAGCGTCTCACGCTGGGCGATCGCAGCCGTAAGAAGCGGGACGCGGGTCGAATTGAAAACGCCCGCTCCGGTAAGACCGGGCGGGCACGGTTTTCCCGACATTCCCCAAAGCATTATTTTGCGGCTTGCGGGGCGTAGAGTTGTTGGGCGGTTGCCGCAGCCGTTTGTTTTGCAATCGTCTGTGCGACCTCAGCGTTTGCAAATGCTCCAACGAGTGCGACGATCAACCCGACAAGCAAAGGGGCGAGAAGCGTGTTCTTAAAAAAGTCGCCCGACTTTTCTTCGCGTTTCTCGATAAGTTCACGATTCGTGTCGATCTTGTCGGAGACGAGCTTGAGGTCGGCTTTGGTTGCGAGCGCCTTGTTCATTTCAGCGATGTCCTTCGCATTGTTACTAGCAAGTTCTTCGACCTTCTTTACCCGATACCGCAGGGTGCCAAGCGAATCATCATCTCTGTCGTCTGCCAAGGCATGGACTCTCCTTCTTCATAGATCATATCATCTAAGCGCCGTCTCAGAATCGAGTTTCAGGAGAGCTTCCTGCCACGGGTCGGAAAGTATCCCATCTATTCTACATTGCACCTCGCTCTCGGCAAGGGCGTAGAGGGGGTACGGCTTGGTCGTTTTTACCCCAAGCGCCCGCCATGCCGCATCCCCCTCGTCATCGGAGTCCAGAGCGACCTCCGTGACCCGCATCGTCGCATGACGGGTGTACATGACGAGATCGCCCGGCATGAGCCCGCCTTGCTCGCGCGGGAGGTTGAGGACGCAAAGCGGTGAGGAGTGCAGGATCGTGTACACGACCCCGAAGCACGCAGGGAGGTCTTCCTGCTCGTGATCGAGGTAGATGCCCGCCCGCGTCACCCCACCCCATTGCCTGGGAATAAGAAAAATGACGCCCATACGGTCGTCGAGGTCGGTCTCCCATTCCATCGGCCGGACGTTGTTCCCGTAGCGGTCTTCGATGACCTCAAAACTCACTCGACGGTATCCCTTCGCTGCTTTTTATACTGCATAATAGCGTCGAGAAAACACGCAGCCCGAAAATGCGCCTGCTCGATCGTCATATCCCCAAACGACGTCCACGATTGAATCTCTTCGCTCGGGTCTTCGGGATCATGTTTGCGCGTAAGAAGAAGCGCGTCATCATCGTCTCCAAGCGAGTCGATCAAATCGTGCATATTTTTTTTCGACGCAAGTTTTCCTAAAAACTCATCGAAGCTCACTCTTTATCGACCTCAAAGTCACTCGAAAAATCAGAAAGAAGCCGACGTACGGCAGCATCGAGCGATTCACCGTCAGGTTCTCCATACGCGATAAGTTCTGCGTCGTCATCAAAGCGCAAACGCCGTTTCTCAGCCATGTCGCGCAGTTGATCGACAAGTACGATGTCCGCAGGCGAAGGAATACTCACCACATCGCTAGGCGGGGTGATACCTTCGCGTCGAAGACCTGCTGAAAGTGCTTTCAACCCGTAGAGCAGGAGCAAATGCACGATAAACGAGTAGCCGCGATCCAAAGCGTAGGCGAGCTTAATAATTTCTACGCTCACCCGTGGGTCAAAGTACACCTTACGTTCAAGGACAGCGTACTTGCCGCTACTCGTTGCTTCCTCTGTGACGACCTTCGCGAGTTCGAGGGCCTTCCGGTAGTCGTTTTTCGTCTTGAACCCATCGTCGACTTTGGAAACCGCTTCCATGAAGAGTTTTCGACTGACACCGGGGAGACGGTTGACGGCACCGAGGAACTTCTTAATTTGATCCCGCGTAAGGTCGTTGATCGCATCGAGTGGGACTGCGTGCATACCAACTGCCGAAGCCTTTTCGAGTTCTTCTGCTGCCCGGAGCTTTTTCGAGAGGCTTAGGACCTCTTCGCTCGCGCGACGGAGCTTCGTAAACTTCGATTGGCCCTTGCGGACGTTGCCCATGAGCGTGCGCTCGGTGTACCACGCATCGTGGATCGTACGATGCCGTGCGTAAACGTGATGCGAGAACGCACCGATACCCGTCCACACGATCGGAACCTCGGGACCGCAATGCAGACACGACATTTGCACGCAAAGATGGCACGCGCACGGTTGTTTGTGCTTGAGATGAATCTCCGGGACGCGCGGGTTCGCTTTTTCCCAGGCGATACTCTTGGGGTTCGTGCGCGCCATGTTCTTGAGGCGCTTACGCTGCTCGACACGCAGGGTGCGAGGGCGGCCTTTGGCCTTCTTCGGAAGACCCGTGTCGATGCAGACGTCTTCCGGCGGCTCAGAAAGCACGGACGCCCCCCGAGACGGTGAGAATCGAGAGACGCCCGGCAGGGAGTATCTTCTCACGGAAAGCCACGCGGGGCTCGCCATTCCCGCTTCGTGTCGCTTGCATCATGGAAGACCTCACGTGGGCGCTTCGCCGCCTTTTACGAGCATCTCCTCCTCGGAGGGCTCGTCCGTAAATCGCTCTTCGAGCTTCGCAAGCCCACGGACGTTGACTTCCTGAAGCGTGAACCCGTATTTGACCATGATTGCGTAAAGCACGCAAAGCACGTCCGCCGTTTCCGAAAGTACTTTCTCCCGCATCGAGGATTTTCCGGCGGGCGGGACCCCCAGCTCGTTAACGATCGCGTCCTTAAGCTCACCGACCTCTTCGATGAGGTGTCCGACGACTTCGAGTGGCGTCCAATCGCCCGCGCGTCCGGTTTTTTTCTTGTGTCGCATGTTGCGCTGCTGGGCGACGGTCGCCGCAACGAAGGCTTTCGTGAAATCGTCGCGCATCGACATGAAATTCGCGAACTGATTCATCGCATCGTTATGAAATAAGGCAACTGCAACAGTCGGTGCGAGCATTTTTTGGCCCGTCGCACCGTTGACGAGGAGTGTCGGATCGACCATCGGGAGTTGACCGGGGGAGGGAATGCGGTTTTGACGCATCATCGCTTCGAGTTCGGGGTCAAATGACATTAGGCGAGGTCCTCCTGCGCGGGTTTTTCGTAAAGTGCGAGGTTTGCGGCTTCGTATTGCGCCCAATCGACCCCGAGTTTTTCGGCGAGAAACGTCTCGACGAGCGTTGCGGCGGCGTGTTGCGCGCGATACGGTGCATGAATGTCGTCGCCGGGCTCAGCCGTGGCGCTCATCGCGCAGCCGCACGGGAAATACTCGCGATTTTTTGCACGAGCATCTTCATAAAGCATATCGAAACGATCGACGGATTCGCCCGTCACGCCGTCTTTCTTACAAAGCAACGCTTCGATCGCTTCGTGGATACCGACGAGTGCTTCGTACCGCCAATCACCCATCCGCGAAACCGAAACTTCGAGCATATCGTCGACCTCAAAGGTGCCTTCGACGTGCTGCGAGCCGAAGAAACGCCAATCGCCTGTCGTTTCATAGCGTTGGCCGTCGTGCGGAATCGTTCTAATTCTGATCTGCATTACGATTGTAACAATTATGCAAAAGAAAGAGATCACCTTTCGGTGATCTCATTTCCTCTCGCCCGCGCAAGTCTGTCTTCGTTAAGGGCAACGTATGGTCACGGGGGTTACGTTAGCGAAAGTTGCTCGGTTTCCTCTTCCGAGATCGGTTTGCTCTCGGGAACGCGATCCTCCGGCTTCACGTAACCGGACGGCGGACTCGCCGGAACCGTGATAAACTCGCGCACGTTGTGACCAGGGTGAATCGGGCTTGGCGTCGGGCCGTCGTACGCTGGATCGCGCACGTCCAAAAGGTGCTGTGCCATGCCTGCATGCGCCGCGAGCAACTCATCGTACGCCACCGGGTCCGTGAGGATGCGGTTGGCAAGCTCGTTGTCCATGTCGAAGCGCACGCCGCACGAGCACACCGTCACGTACTTCCCCATCGAGGATTTGCTCGATAGGAGCTTCGTCGGAATCTCAGGGGAGCTTGGGGCCTCTTCAACCACAGGCTCGGGTGCAATCTCTTCAGGAGCTTGGTACTCGCCTTCGACGGCGGGCTCGTCTGTATAATCGCTCATGCTTTTTTCTTTCTTCGCTTGCGCGTCGTCGGCTTGTTGGATTCCCCGGCTTCACTTAAGGCAATCGCGATAGCTTGCTTACGATTCGTCACCTTGTCGCCGGACGATGATTTGAGTGTACCCGTTTTGAACTTATGAAGCTCGCTTTCGACGCGAGCCTTCTTTGCTTTTTTTGGTGCAGTCTTCGTCAGGCGCGGCATGAAACGGCTCTCCTCGCTCGGTTTCGACCCTGGGATCGTAGAATACCACAGTCCGCTCGTCGAGCACCGCCATCTTCCGACCGGGTTCAGCCGTGAGTCCTTTCTTCATTTCGCGGCAGGCTCGTCGCCCGGCGCATCGTCGTACCACGCCCGAATCGGGCCGTCGATGTCCCAGCCATAATCGGGCATCTCCGTCGCCCATGTGCGCCACCGCACAATCTCCGCGTCTTTCTCCGCAACGACTTCACGAGCGATGGCGGCACAGGCGTCCCAAACGTCGTCGATGTTGTCCGCGATATAAAGAATACGCTCGCGAACCTCGGCGAGCCGTTCGTCTAGCGTACTCACCACGGCAGCCGATTCGTGATAACGTCGCGTAGCGCAAGGCAGATCGCCTTAGCCTTCGAGAAGAACTTCGAGATCATGGTTGCCTTCCTAATCTTTTGCACCAAAGCAGTCCAACGAGGAGGATCGCCCCCAAGATAATCGTGCCTACCATTCGCGCATCCACGCCGTAAGCGCGGCATCGTCGTCCTCGCGCCAAATCCATGCCCACGCGCAGCGTAAGAGCGTTATCATCCGAGATCCCCCGTGTAGACCATCGCGCCCATAAGCAAAACGATAAACCAATGTTCGCGGAGCAGTTTCAGCACGAGCCGTTACTACAGAACCGCACGATCGTCGCGAGGTCCGGGAGTCCGGTCGTCGTGATCGGGAGTGTGAAGTTACCCGCAAGCCCGATCTCTGCGCCTTGCGCGGTAAAGGGTTGTGCGCGATACGCAACGCTCAGACCCGGAGCGCCCGACCAATTCGTGTCGGTGATCGTGAAGCCCATGTGTTGCTCGTCGGCCGTACGGAGAAGGGCTTTGACGTATGGAGCGTTCGTCGTCGCGTCGATTTGCGCGTCCGTTAGGGCGAGGTATCCGCGCGTTCCCTCCGGTGGGCGAGCGCCTGCGCCAAGCGCAGAAGTGCAGGCTGAAGACGTGTCGGTATTAGCACCGTCGCTTGAGACGGCCGGGTACACATACGTCGAATCGGCACAGAGGGCAGAAACGGAGAGAGCGTAAGGCAAAGACCCGTTTGCAGACCCTTCCGCTGCTGAAAGATCATACATATCGACACCGCCGAGAGAAGTCGCGATGTCGGTTGCGGTGCTGCCGCTACACCCCGTGCCCGACCCGCTCCACGAACAAAACCCGGCTCCGCCAACGGTCCACGAGGTAAGCGTCGTACTGAACGGATAGGGTGCGAGCCAATAGTCATATTCGCCCTTTGCGACCGGATCGTCGTGCGAGGAATGGTGATCGCTACCTTGCGAGACGTACGTATCGAGCGGAAGCGTTTGCATCGTACCCGAAGGGTTGCCGTTGTGGCTGCACGAGTACGCCGAGTACGACTCTTTACTACAGTCGAGCGGCAACGAAAGGAGAGCCGCACCCTGGGTGATGATGTCGAGCGGTTCGCTCTCCTCTTGTGTCCCGACCGAGATGCCGCCGATTTGGTCGTGACCCGCCTGGAAGAGAAGTGCGGCCCAGGCGGCAGAGTTTGGCGAAAGGGCCGGGTTTGCGGGAAGCGGTTTACACATCGGGTTCGATGTGAAGACGACCGTACACCGCGTATTGGGGTTCGGGTTCGGCGGGACGACGGGCGGTGAGAAAAACTCGACGATCATCGGCGGGTGCGTGAGCGTCGTATAAGCGGTTTGGCCGGGAGGGAGTGCGGTCGTGACGCCGCCTTGGGTCACGGAGATCGCGTAGACGGGAGATTTCGTCGTCGTGATGTTGACCGAGCCCAGAGGCGCGCTCACCGTGACGATGAGATCACCGCTCGGGTCGATCGCCGTCGCGTACGTCACGCAGCACGCGGGCTGCACGATGACGCTAGGCGGCGTTGATGGCGTCGATGAGGGCGTCGGTGCCGCGGTCGGAGCGATACCACTCGCGGATGGCTGCGGTGACGGCTTTGCGGTCGGCGTCGGGGATACGCTTGCGGACGGCATTGGCGTCGGGCTCGGCGTTAATGAGGGGGTCGGTGACGGGGTAGGGGATGGCGGGCGTACCGTAGGACTCGGCGACGGCTTCGGTGTGGCGGATGCGGTCGCGGTGGGCTTGGGTGATGGGGTCGGACTTGGGGATGGGCTCGGTGTCTGACATCCTGAAAGGGCGAGGCCGAAAATCAGAACGGCCGAACAAGGCACGGGCGTTTGCGTCATCGGGGTCGCGGCCGCTACGGCGGCGAGCAGGAAGTTGAGCATTATCGAGCCTTTGCGCGGCGATGAGTACGAGTGCGAAGATTGCGAGCACGAGCCCGGCGAGTGCGATCACGAGTGTTACGACGGGGATAAGCAGCGGGGCCATGACAAGTGCCTTTCTTTGAGCGGGCGAGACGAGTGCGGTGATTACGAGTCATCGTACGCCGCCACGATCGCTTCGGATGCGAGGTCGTTGACCGAGGCGGGTGCGGTCTTCTTGCGGCGTCGAATCTCTACGGAAAGTACTTTCGCCGCCGTTTTTGAGATGCGAATGACAACGCCCTCACTCGGGGGGTTCGCAAGATTGCTCTCGTTAATGTGTCGGCCCATGCCGTGATCCTACCTTATAGCCTCACGCGAAGCTCGGGTTCGGGGGGATGATCCCCACCATGACGTTGTAGCAATCGTCACACACGATGGCGTCGAGGGATTCGTCGTCGTCGTCGTCATCGCCCGGCTCCCCAACGTATGGTTCGCGCCCGAAGTTTGCCACAAACTCGGCTCGTGCGTGCTCGTCGCTCCACTCGGGGTCCTCGTCCGCGTACGCAAAGACGCCGCCGCAATGCGCGCAGGTGTACGTGCGTTGCGTTTGCTCGCTACTCATGGTCGGCGTGGGCGGAAATCGGCCCGTTCCCGAGGTCGAATTGCCCCGGCGGCAACACGATCCCGAGCACGTCCGCTTCGCTCAGGACCAAGAGGTCGAGTTTGGGCTTTTTGCCTTCGGGCGTGTTGTATTCGGGGGCGTGCGGGTCGTAGTCGGGGTTGTCGACCACAATGATCGAGCCCGCGTATTTGGAGTACAGGACCGTGTGGCCGGGTTGGATTTTCGAGCGCACGACGGTCACGTTCCCGTCCCGGTCCACGATCTCTCGGCCGGGGCCTACGGCGAGGACACGGCCACGTTGTGGTTTCTCTTGGCTCACGTCGGGGATCACGAGCCCCGTCTGCGTCGTCGTCTCGGCAGCTTCGGGCTTTACGACGATGCGCGAGCCGAGGGGATAGACGTTGATTTGGTTTGATGGAGGAGATGGGGAGAACATTTTTGCGTGGTCTTCGCCCGTCGGTATCGTGTCGATATTCGGCATATTGGTTAGGTGCTTTCTTTGGGTTCGATTTCAACAAGGAAGTAGTGCCACACGCGCCAGCACGGTTCGCCCACTTTCTTCCCGAGCGGGCCTTCGTGAATGAGCGTGGTTTGCGTTACGGTCGAGAGATACGTGGCACCGGGTGGGATCGGTTCGCCCGTTGCGAACTTGTAGACGACGCGCGTGGGCTCAGATGGGGATGGGGACGTGAGTCGTTTACTCATCGTGCGGCCACGGCGCGCGTAGGGTCTGGAAATGGTAGACGTCGTAGCTCGCGCCCGGCCCGTGTTGCTTTCCTTCTTGGAGCGCAAGAAAGACCGCACTCTCGGGATCGTACGTGGTGAGGTCGGCGGTTGCGGGCACGAACGCGACCCGTACGACAAGCGTGGATGCGCCGAGTTTGGTCCCGTCGCGGTAGGTATACGTCTCCCGAACGACCTTCGCCGACTTTACGATCGCCTGGACTTCGACGGGAATCTCATCGACGATTTCACTTACCAGAAGGGTAGCGTCGATGTCACCTGTGGGCTCGCTCACGCCGGAAGAAGCTCGGTGTGCTTCGGCGCCTTGAGGCCCGAGGAACTGTTGTCAGGGTCGTTTGGGTGCGTGATCTCTTCAAGGTCTTCGTGCTTCATCGTCATTTTAAAGTGGAGGGCGGCGGTCAGGATGGTTTTCTTTTCCTCGATCGTCGTGGCGGCGTGGAGGCTCGCGACGAGGATCGCGTTCTCATTGAGATATTGGGTGGGAACGTCGATCGCGAACCGGAACGGCATGGGTTTGGGGACGAACGGGCACTCGGTTGGAGCGACGAGGTGATCCTTCCACCCGTCAAACTGCCGGATGATGTCCTCAAGTTTACGCCGGACCCGTTGGTCCCCAAGGCCGAGGGCGATTGCATGGGGGTCGTCACCCGGGATGAATACGTCGGCCCACGTCTCCACGGTTGCGATGACGATGTTGTTTTCCACCTGAGGCATCCCTGGAGAGATGTTGGATGAGTACCATCGCTTAAGCTTGATGCTCGTGTAGTCCGTAATGACGTCGGTGTCGGGGGTGACGTGACGCATGACGGCGCGCGTGACCATACAGGCGCTTGAGTCGCACCCGACTCCGTGCGTGATGTCATCGTGGCGAACGTCGATTGTAATGAGTGGCATTTTTCTTTCCTTCCTTTTACGCCCGGTTACGTCCGGCGGACGTAGTTTGGGGACGTGGTTTGGGGGGACTCGTCTCGCACCGGATCGCCTGTGGGGACGTACGGCTCTCGAAAGTTTTCAGCGATGACGGCGATCGTATCGAGCCCGTCGATCTCGCATGTGGGGTCTTCACAATAGTTGTCGTACTCGAACACGCACTCGCGCTCCCCAACGTGCGCGAGCGTTTCTGGGTCGGTTGGGATAATGCAATGCCCGTGCATGTGTGGTTTCATCTGAGGGGACTTCGAGAATTGTAACAATTTTCCTCCTGCGCTCGCTTGCGGCTTGCTTGCGGGTTGTGTGCGCTCACGAATTGACTCGCGCTCGAAGAGGCACCGGGGTCCGCGGTGATCGAGCTTCCCACTTTCGTATTTCGAGAGGTACCGCTCGCTTCGCTCGGCGGCGTACCCCCCCGACTCCCCCCCTCCCCCTAGTAATACTAAGCAAAAGCTACTTAACAGACCCTACTTAGCGGCAAAAGTGTGCGCCACATCACATTTTTCTTGCAGGAATTGACACGCCTCGCGTCGACTCTGCGCGGTCCTCGTGCGTACCGATGCGGTCCCGAGTGGTACTGCCGAGTGTGATGGCGGGCAGAAGGTGCGGGCTCGCGCGAGGTTTGGAAGTGTGATCCGTGGGTGGCAGGAGTCGGTTTGCCGGCCTATTTGACGTGTGATGTGGAAGACGCAGGTGAGGGACGGGCGAGTC